AACATACATAGTATCAACTACCACCACACTATCACCCATGTATGATATACATTAAACCTATACGTATAGGTTTAATGTATATCATACATGGGTGATAGTGTGGTGGTAGTTGATACTATGTATGTTGTATAGTGTTGTATACAAAGCACTTGCTATGTATGTTGTATGTGTTACTATATATGTAAGTTTAGTGGTTTTTTATAAGGATTAAGTTATGTCTACACAAAAAATAAAGTTGAAGGAATTAATTGAATGGTTAGTTATTGAGTTTAATGGTATAGAGAATAGCGACATTCCACAGCATAAGAAAACAAAGAAATTTCAAAGCCTTGCTAGTGTTTTTATTAACAAATTATATGGTGACGGCAGGAAGCGGGCGGATTCAAAAATAACACTGAGCACAGCTAGAAGCTACTTAACAAAGGTTAGAAAAGCTATTCAAAATATAAGCGGCATTCATCATAGATATGAAAGTGAATTGGGTCGATTAACCAAAAAATACCCAGCACATAGTGGTTTTTTGCTTGGTTTATCTGGTTTAGAACCAACTGAAGCTAGAATAGCTAAAAAAAACTTATTAGACGCCCTTGCAGCAAGCCATGAGCTGATGGAAAAAGTTGATTTGCTTGATTTTAGTAAATCGTTAACTAGAAAATTAAAGAAGCTAGCCGAAGAATACCCTGAATACGAGAGTTTAATTACTGCTCTGGGTGATAAGGATAATACTATGGCAGCAAAAACCACGTTAATTAAGGCTGTTAATGAGGCTAAGCCCTTGTTTGGAGAGCTTAAAGCTTTAAAGGTTGATCATGAGTTAATAGTTAACCTGGTGCTGCCACACGCTGATAAAGCCGTGCTAAGCAATAAGGCTAAAAGCAGTCTAAATAAAAAGAAAACCACTGTCGTGTATGTTGATTACCCTTCTTATATGGAGCGCATTCTATCAATTTTATCTCACCCTGATGCTACATTTAATGGTTTGGTAAGTGGCATAGCTCCTTTGGTTTTTGCGTTATGTGCTGCTACTGGTAGGCGCCCTATTGAGATATTAAAAACTGGCTATTTCAAGGCTAAAGGCAAGCATCAATTACTATTTTCAGGGCAAGCTAAAAAACGTACTGATGAAGAGGCTGAGCAAAGTAATTTGATTTATTGCTTAGTTGATAATGATGTTTTTCTAAATGCTTTTGGTGTTCTTCGTAATCACCCTATTACTCAAAAAATTATTTCTGAAAGCGAAGGTGAAGATCATCGAACTGATAACGAGGTGATAAAGGGAAAAGTGGCACCTCACCTAAGCGATTTTGCCAAAGATTTCTTTGTTGATAAGCGTAGAGTACCAAAAGATACGCGCGGCATATATGGCCGAATTTGTTACCAAAAATATTATTTAACCGATCCTCGCTGGCGCGATAAAGACGAAGATATCTTTTTTTATGAGTTATTTGTTCACAATGACACTAACGCCCAAGCACACTATAAACCGTACAAATTAAATAACTTTGTTGCTGATTATGAGCCAACGGCAACGGTTAACGAACGCTGGCAAGAGCTGTGCGAATTAGACGATATAATGGAAGGTTTAGCTCGAGGTGATGCAGCAATTAAACTTCACACATGGGTTAAAAATGAGGTTGAGAAAAACCCGTTTATTGAAATAAACCAATCAATGCTGACGCGGGAAACTGGGGTTTACCGAGGCACTATTAAAAACTACTTAGCGGCTATTGGTGATTTAGTTTCCCCTGGTGAACCTTTATCTGTTCAACATGAAGAAGACATTGAAGATGAGCCGGTTGAGCAAGTTAAAGCGGTAGTAGAAAAAGCTGAGGTAAAAGAAAGCCCTCAAACTAAAAAATCGGAAAAACCCCACATTAAAGCTCATGACTTAGGTGATGATAAATGGAAAATATCGGTATCGTTAGGTAATAAAACAGCCATGTTTACGCTGCGCTCTGACGATAAAATATTAGCCATGAAGACAGGTTATGCTTTATTTGTTGGTGAGTTGTTTGAGTTTAAAGTAACCATTCCTTATAAGTCAGGACCTTATTTTCAAGACACTCTTTACGCTAAAAATGAAAAGGATGCTGAAAGAATTGCTTTGAATGATGCTGGCTTAGCTAGCTTTAAAGGGCCACATAATAAAATTCAGGTGAAAAAGTTGTAATAAATGTTACTTTATTCATGGGATTGCCCATTTTTTAATAAAGGAATAAAAAACAATGAAAAAAATACTCATACTTTTACTTGCATTAACTGTTATTGGCTGTGCCAGCGTTGCTGATTCGCTTGATAAGGCCACTGGTGTTGGCCAACTCACTTCATCAAAAGATTTTGAGGGTAACTACCAAGTTGTTGTTACCCCTACTTATCTAAATGATGGTGGGATGCTTAATAATTCTGTTCGTATGGGGGCTTATTATAATGAATCCATGCCTGACACTGTTGTGCTAAGTATGGTGTACGGTTCAGATACTAACGGCCGAGCTATTTATACAAGTATTGATGGCGTAAGTATAAAAATAAATGGAGAAGTAGAGCGATTCGATACTTACGGAACTCGTTTAAGTCATGATGGCTGGAATACTATTTCTAAAAGTATTTTTACTGAAAGTGAAAGCACTATCGCTATACCGTTTGAACTTTTTAAAAAAATGATTGCTGCTAAAAACTGTGATCTAAGAATTCATACTAGTAGTGGCTATGAGAATGCTGATTTCACCATTGAGCGTAACAGTGGCCAAGCGTTGGCTAAGTTAGCTTTTATGAAGCTGTATGAGGATATGAAAAAACATAAGGGAATATAAACACTAAACCAACCTTGGCTTAATTATTGCTCTATAAGTGTTCAACAAATTTTTGACACTTATAGGGAATACAATATGTTAAGCACACTTTTAGCGGCAGTTTTATCTTTAACACCAGCAACTGTAGACGCTACACCCGTAGTTGATAACAACACTGTTACTAGCCAAGAAGTTGGTTCTAGTCGTGGTAAAGTTAGAATTGATTATAAAGAAATTGGTTCTAGTCGCGGCAAAGTTAGAATTGAATACAAAAAAACAGGCTCTAGTCGCGGCAAAGTGCGCATCTAGGCTTTGTTTCTACTACAAAAAAGCGGCAACTATTGCCGCTTTTTTCATTTTTAGCTTTGGTGTACTATAAAGCATCACTTTTTACTTTTGTTTGTTATGCCAAAAAAACGGATTAATTATCATCAGCACTTTAGTGTTAATGAAAAAGGAACGGATTACTTTATTGGCGATGTTCATGGCCATTACGATGTGCTGATGAAGTCATTGGCTTGCGCTGGTTTTAATGCTGATAACGGTGACCGGGTGTTTTCGGTAGGTGATTTGATTAACCGAGGAGACAAGTCAGCTGAGTGTTTACATTTATTGCTTGAACCTTGGTTCTTTGCGGTGATGGGCAATCACGAAGACATGCTTTTAGATCTTAGGGTTAACCCTGAGTTGATTGACACCTTGCTTAACATTGGTGGTCAATGGTTGCTACAGCTAGAAAACACCGACAAACAACTTACTTTTTTTATGGCGATTGTTTATGCCAAAATGCATTTAGCCATTACCATTGAAACACCTTATGGGAATATTGGGTTAACCCACGCCCAAGCGCCCGATGATTGGCATGATATTATCCACTCTGATTTACCTGACGATCAGCAAGATTTATTGTTTTGGTCTAGTGAAAAATTTAACCGCCCAAAGTCTTTAGAACAAGCCATCAGCAATATTGATCTTACTGTTCATGGTCATACAAACAGCCAGAACGTTGTGGTTAAGCAAAACCAAGTGTGGATAGACACGTTACGATGTTCAAATGAAATAACCGTATTAACAGCAAAGCAATTATTTGAATTAAAGGGGGCTAACAATGCTTGATGTTGATGTTGATGTTGATGTTGAAAAGCTTACCTATTTAATTGAGCAATGGAACGCTGGTTGCCAACAAGCTAGAAATGATTTGGTTATTTATTTACAGCCATTTATTACTAAATTTTCAGCGTTAGAATTTAGCAAAGGTAAAGTGGTTGCTACTCCGTTAAAACTGTTTGGTGTTAACGATATTGCTCAAACGGTTTCTATTAAGCTACTTACCAAACAAAATAATATTTATTTTCACTCCATTAACGATTTGTTTATTTTATTGAGAAAAATGGTGTACTCAACCTTGGTTGATGAAGCCAGAAAGTTGAGCAGGCATGGGGCTGATAATAGAGTTCAAATAGGTGCCTGCCCAAACGCGTATTTGTCAGACAGTAACTCATTAAACAGTGAACACTCTTTTTTAATGCTAGATGAAGCTATTTCAGTCTTAGAAAGCAAAGCAAAACAGCAGTCTATTGCCTTTAGTTTATATAGGCTTTGGGGGGTTGATGTTCAAAAAATAACAGTGATACTCGGTATAAGTGAAAGCACCTTTTATCGCTACCTAGAGTTTGCTGATGCCGTTATTAAATCGCATTTGTTGAGTAGTAAAAATGGCTGATTTATTCGAGATATGGAACGTTATTGAGAATACGCCACCCAGATTAAGAGATGAAAAGCTTGATAGGTTATGTGGCAATGATGAAACGTTAAAAAACGATGTGCTGAATTTGATTGAGGTGGCTAGTGATGTTGAAATGTCACCCGATGCCTATTCTGTTAGCTTTAGTTCTTTTGTTGAGAGCTCTTTTGACCCCAAAACACTGCTGGGTAAAGACGTGGGCAACTACACCCTAATGAACTATATTACCTCTGGTGGTATGGGCCATATTTTTTATGCTGAGCGGTTAGATGGTTTACTGGTTAATCAAAAGGCCGTGGTTAAAGTGGTTAAGCCACATTTAATTAATGTTTATGATTATGACTTAATAGATCGCGAAGCCAACATTATGGCGCAGCTCAAGCATAAATATATCACGCGTGTTTTTGATGCTGGCGTTATTGATTATAACAATTTAAAACTGCCTTTTTACGTGATGGATTATGTTGACTACGGCAATATTACTGACGGTTTATTAAATAGTTTGATTTTTTCAAACATTAAAAACACCATCCAAGCAGTTTTAAAAGTTTGCGATGCATTACATTTTGCCCACTCAAGTTATTCTTATATACATGCTGACATTAAACCTTCAAATATTTTGATGGATAAGCAAGGGGACCCTTTACTTTGTGATTTTGGTATTGCCCAACGTGCTAAAAAGAAAGTTGATGAAAAAAATTACGAGTATGCCGAAGTGTTTAGTTGTGATTATTCAAGCCCTGAGCTTAAAAACAATGAGCCTTTAACCTTTGGTAGCGATGTTTATTCAATTGCTTTGGTTTTATACGAACTGCTTACCAGGTTGAAACCACCCTTTGATGTCAGAAAAAATTTACCAAGCGACAATATTAGTTTTTCACCCGATGAGAAAAAATATAAACGCTGGATAAAAGAGCTTGATAGTATTTTATTAAAAGCTACTGAGCCAAATAAAGAAAAACGTTATAAAACAATGGCTGAATTCAGTCATGATTTGTCGGTTTTTTTAGAGCTAGGTTATGTGAAATCACATAATAACAATTACTTTTATCGTATTTATAAGCATCTTTTTTTAAAGCCTGTTCATGCCGCATTAGCTACTGCAGGGGCGGTAAGTTGTATTACTTTTTCTGTTATTTCTTATACGTCTTCGGGTTATATTCAGCAGCAGCATAACAACAACACATTTTTAACGCAGATAGCTAATAATTACGCTCATTACGTTCAAAACGAACAATTTGACGCGTTAACAAATCTAAAGAGTATTATTGATAACACTGAGGCTGATAAAGCACTGGTATATCAGCACGCGATGGCTATCGCGAATGCTGCCATGCAAAAAGGTGATCCGTTATCAGTTGCTGCTGCTATTTCGCTGTATAAAAAAGCGATTTCGGTTGCCAAAAACAAATACTTACCCCTTGTTTCTGCGTTGTATGCTAAGGCGTTATCTTTTAATGATAGGGTTGAACAAGCGCAAGCTGCTGCCCAACCTTTTATGCTTGAGTTAGAAAAAAATGGCTTTGTTACTGTTGAGCATGCTTTGGGTTACTTAGCGCTATTTGATACCGATGTTAAATATATTTCTGAGGTTTATGGCGATGATGACAAAGCACTTAGTACGTTAAAACAAATAGAAAAACTGTATTGGCAGGATTTAGCGTTGGACCAACAGGGTTTATTAAAATATTACCAAGCCCGCGAGTATTTTTATTACTACGATGGTTCAAACATTAGCCCAGGCGATGGTGTAAGCGAAGACGATCATAACAGGTATTTAACTGCAGTATTAACCGATGCACAGAGCAGTATTGAACAAGCAATACATCACATACCTGACAGTGTTAGTGGTAACGAACTGTTGATTAAAAGCATTAATTTAAAGTCTCGGGTTTTATATGAGCTTGGTGATTATAATGAAGCGTTAGACGCAGCCAAACAAACTATTGACATGGCCAGTGAGTTACCTGGCAATGATAATGAATTAGTAATGGAGTCGTGGCGAAACCAATATGTGGTTAATCGCTTGCTTGACTTACCGCTAGCCACGCAAAGTATTAAAGCCGCTACCGATTATTATGGTTGGAGAAAATTTGACGGGTGGATGCTTAACAGTTACTTGTTAGGTGTAAGCTACCTTTACCAAGGGGATATAGCCAGCGCTGAGCGAGAGGTTCATAAAGCGATAACCTATTTTGAAAATTATAATAAAAGCGCTGACCGATATGGCTTTGTCGGTTTAGACTCTATTCGTGTATTGCTTATAAATTATTTAGAGTTTACCGGCTTTGACCGCACTAACCCGTTGTTAAAACCCGTTGCTGATACACTGCTGAGCACTTTATTGAAAACCAATGAAGATTATAACGATATGGTTGAGCCCTATGAGTTGCAGTTGGTTAAACTTTACTATGACTTTGCCAATTATAATGACGATAAGGTACTGGCTAGTATTGCCGAGGTGTTAGCATTAAGAAAAGGACAGCAAGGCTTTGTGGCTGATGATAATGCTAGGGTTATGTTGGATATTGCTTTAATAGAAAGGCAAATTAACGCACAAAGTGAATTAGGTATTGAGTTGGCCAAAAAGGCTGAGGCCTTGTTTGTGTGGCGTGACTTAGAAAAAACACACTCGCCTGACAAGATGAACATCTACTTACAGCTTGCTAATATCTATTTTGAGCATGGAAAACATGAGCAGTACACTAATGCTATGCGTGAAGCTGAAATGGTTTATAACAGCCATTACGAGGCATTGAAAGATAGTTTTTATGCACCACTTTTTGCCCCAAAATCACAGATAAGTTTGGTTAACTAAATTTAATTCACTTTTTTTTATTTTTGTGGGAGTAAACCCACAAAAATTTCGTGTCTTCTTTGTTGCCCTCTACTCTACTAGTATTCATCCTGACTTTTTATTTTGTTGTCAAAAAGGAATTTTTTTCGTGTCACAAGTAGAGCAAAATTTATTAATACAGGTTCAGAAAGCAGCTGCAGACTTTCCCGTTGAACTTTCTTCACTTCTCGGTGTTACAGAGCAGCAGCTTGAGCATGCTGTTAGTGTTATCACAAAGCCCACCAAACATGACTTAATGAAAAAGCTAAGTAGTGTGATACATTTAAACGAAAAGCTAGCCGAAAGCGCCAGAGGCGCTGACCTAACGCTTCATGAATACATTGAAAGTGAACTTAAAAGCGTTATCAACAGCATGAAATAAGGGTGAGTTTGGGTAGCAATACTAAAATTGCGACTGTTTTTAAATTTGGTTTATTGCGTTTTTGCTAACAAACAGCCATTAATTGCCGTTCATATTTCTCTTGAGTCGCGAAATATGAGCGCAACATGCCAATTGGCATGTCATCATTTAGAATATCAGTGATAGTTTCACCATCAAGCATGCTTACCGCATTTTCAAAGCTAATATTCAATCCTTCGATAGCCTCGTTAACCAGCGCCGTTAAAGCGTTTCCAGCCATTTTTGCGTAAGTAATACTTTGGTGATCGGCTTTATTAATAAGGTTTATATCAATCGTTAAACCCGATCGCTTAAGTACCTCCGCATCAGTATCATATTGCAACGGCTCAAGTGACGAAATGCTTTGTTCTTGACGGGCTTTAAAGTAGGATTGCATAACATCCCATACGCCAGGCTTGATAAATGATATGCGTTTTCTCGCTTTACCTTCTAAACGTGAGCCAAGCTCGAGGCCGCATTTAGATAAAATATTTTTAACAAAGGTTGTCTCACATTTTTTCTTGCGCGTTTTAGGGTGAATGTAGCCACCTATACGAGTAGTGTTATACAGCATAATATCGTCTTCGCTACCTAACAGCGAATCACGAACTAGGCGCATTTGCTCGCCAGTAAACTCCCCTTCACCAGACGCCTTATCAACACCTAGTATTGAAAACACCTGGTGCAGTAGATTCATTTTTGCGGTTTTTCGTTCTCGAGCACTAAAGGAAATATTGGTGGCAATTTCAGAAACATCGTAAGCATTGGCTTGGCTGATATTACCTTTCAGTAGTTCAAAGTTTTTTACTTTACTTATGCCGCGGTCATCATTAAACGCGATAGTGTCAGCGGTAACTTGTGAACATAACTGTGTTTCAATATCATAACGTTTTAGTTGCGCCCGTTCTTCTTCACTCACGCAATCTTCTTTACGAAGTCGCTCAGCTGTTTCTGGTTCGGGTGTTTCCTGATTTAATTGAAGCTCTAAATCACGCGCTTTGGCTATTTCTCTACCAAGGTTACGTTGTGCATTACCTATTTCTTTTTCCACTTCATTTTCAGCAATGCGCTCAAGCTGATATTTATCCCCTTGCAGTATCAATAGCATGTTATTAGCAAAGTCATTCCGCGCTCTATTTTGCTTAGCAATAACATTGATACGCATATCATCAAATTTGGTGTACATACGGCCAAGTCGCATCATGCCTTCAGATAAATCGAGCGTAAGATTGATATCATCCGCTTTGATCATACCGATAATAATTTCTTCTTTAGTTTCGGGGTATGTGGTGTTTTGTTTGTTAAACCCGATAATGAATTCTTTAGCACAGCGATCGCGTCTAATCATTTGAATGGCGTCAGATGGTGCTACGGTGCCGCATAAAATAGCAAAATGTTTAGTGAAATAGCCCGACTCAAGCGAAACACCAGAACTTATACAAGGAGAGTAAATAACAGCATCATATTGCTGCTCGTTTACCGCTAAATCAGGGTTTTGGTTGAAGTAATCAACATCAGCATTGCCTTTTGAGTCTTGGTAAATAAACAAGAAGCGTTTAGCAGGAAAGCGCTCTTTAAGTCGCTCATACATGGATTTGCCGTTGGTGGCCGAGTCATTAGCAACGATAACTTTTTCATTATTTTCGACAGCAGTAAACACTTGGTTGAAAACCTGATCGCCATTGTCTGTATATTTTACTTTTATGTCGCTGAAATCGGTGTCTAGCTCAACCACATGAATTATTTCACCAGGGCGAGCTTGTTCGCACATTTCAATCACTTCATCATTGGCATCAGCGTCACACAAAATAACCTGCTTGCTGCTGTTTTTAATGGTTTTAAGCATAGCGTTATAAACCATTTCAGGTTTATCACATGCACTACCATCTGCTACGTGGCGCAATGTTTGAGCGGCTTCATCAAATGCTGAAAAATCCAAATCCTCCAATAATGGTGAAAACGATGGATTAGTAATAGAGTTGATACACATGGCCATTTGCTCAACAGAGCGAGCAAACACACCCATACCGTTACCTTTAAAGTCTTGGTAGTTTTGAACTAAAAAATCAGTCGGCAATGACTTACTCAAGCCAACCGGAGTAAAAGATTGGGCAAAGATATGATCTACATGCTCAAGTTCAACGGGCGAAAATTTATTAATTGCGTGAGTTGTTCTGCGTTTATTTAAATTACTAACACTTGAGGCGATTAATGATACTCGGTGTGCAAAATACGCAGCTCTATCTGATTTGGCCATCAGTGGGCTAAGTAAGTGTTGGGTTTTACCACTACCCATAGGCGCCCTTACCACTACGGCCCCATTTAAGTTTTTAATGTACGCATAAATCTCGGGCGTTATTCGGGTGTCATTAAACTTTTTATAGTTAACGTGAGGCTTAGAAATAACCTCTTCACTAAACGAACGGAATGCCTGAGCATTATTGACACGTTTACCTATAATCCAATTTAAGCGACCACTTAGTTCATTAAAGTAACTCACTTTATCAAACAGGTGATAAAGGTGTTTAATGTTGTGTTCAATACAAGCAAGAATATCAGCCACACCGTAATGTATAGGGTAAAGTTGGACACCTTGTTGAATTGCTCTATTAACTAACTCAAAGAGCTTTTTATTATCGTTACCAGCAGCAATATAACGCAGCTCACGGCAAGTTTTATCAAAAGGGCTTTTACCTGAAGATTTAAATTTATTGCGCTGGGCTTTTAGTTGTCGTCTAACCTCACTTAACCCAGCAAGGCAATGTAAATCATTAAAATCGGTTGGTCGTTCATCAAATTCAACACCATCAAAGGTGTAATCTTCAAAAAGCGGTACCACCGATTTATAACCCAGTACATCAACAGCAAAACATGAAATTAATAAACCAGCATTACCTTTACCTTGTTGGTTTTTCCATTGGTCATTATCAGCCAGATGATTTATTTTTAGGTCAGCTTCTTGGTCTTTAAAAAGAGCCAAACATTTCTTTAAATTGTTTGAGTTGATACCTATGATAACTGCTGTTTTTTTGCGATTATTAGCAATTTTATGGTTGTGCATAGCAAGCATAGCGCTTGCACAAGTAGCAAAACCCTCACCGGCGTAAATATAGTTTTCGTCTGCAGCATCAATGTCACCAATAACACAGTGTGCACCGTTGCTAAAATCAAAGCCTGGTGTGTTGAGCTTGGCGCCATCTTCATATATTCGTTGAAGACCAACATAGTTACCGTCAATATCGATAAAGCGAATCGCTAAAAACTCTTGGCCTTTTCTACCTAAGCTATATACATCATCAAACTCAACACAGCGACGAATATCTATGTATTGAACCACCTCAGCTATTTTTTTCTTAACTAAGTAACTCTGGCTGCCATCTTCTTTTGGTGAAACATCAAAAAGTGCACTATACTGTTGATTTAATTCGTGTTTTCGTTTTTCTTTGCGTTCGCCTTCTTGCTTTGCTGCGCTTTGTTTTGCAAGTAATTGTTTCTTTTTAGCCTCGCTCTCGCGCTGCCATTTAAGTCGTTCATTGTCAGTAATAGTACCCTTGTGTTCTTTGTATAGTTTTACTAACAAAGACAGACCAGACCAACCACCAACGTTATTACCTTTTAATACAAAGTTAACCGTGGGGTATTCAAAGGTATTATCGTCCGAGCTACGTAGGTTACTATAAACAGCCGCACGGCCTTTGTATTTAGTGTTTGAAACAGGCACTTTACCAGTGAACTTATCACTGTTTTTACCGCCCATTCTGCTTGGGTCAATGTCGTTACAAATATCAGACCAAACCACATAGGCATTATCTGCCTCAGCAGACAATTGATTAAATGCTTCAGGGTGAGCCATTAAAAGTGTGGCGTCACCTCTAAATTTGTCTTGATAAAATTGTTGTAAGGTTAGTTTTTTCATGACCAACCTCCACATAATTCAAATAAAAATAGGGGGGGGTGGGCACCCTGCCCACCCCCTTTAAATTTTGCAAAAAAGTTAGGGGTGGGCACCCTGCCCACCCCCCCTAAAATTTCTTTAGAAAAAGTTTTCATTTTTATTTTTTTTGAAATTATTTTTGTAAAAATTGTGCTGAAAAAAAACATTGTTAAAACTCATTATTGTTTTTAGTTTTAAAATTATTTTTTACAAAAAGGTGGGCAGTATTGATTTTTTAAGAAAAGTTTTTTAATATTAAAAACGTAAATAAAAAATCCTGCTGATTCCGTAAGGAAAAAGCGACTACGAACAAGTTGGAACTTTTTGTAAAAACCTTTATTTACAACAACTTAGCCTTTTATGTAAGAGTAGTGAGCTCTTTAATAAAACCAGCTAAACACAAGATAAAAATGAGATACCGTTTTTTGCTGAAACGGTATTTTTTTGTCTAAAATTCAGCGCAGCATAAGTATTTAGTAAATAAATCTATTAAATATTATTAATTCTTCAATATTCTAGCCGATTTTTCGGCGATTAAGCAAATATGATTAATCAGAAAATTAAAGTCGTTTAGAAGGGTACATTGATCTCACTATTTGATCAATGATCATTTGGTTATAATTCTACATTCAACAGCTCTGCCTAAATAAGAAATATCTTTACAGGAGCTTGAATTTGGAAATTCTGGGTTGGTTGTTTTAACAAAATAGGTAGATCCGTCTTTAAATACGCGTCTAAATAAAATATCCCCGTCGACTTCTATCATCATATCCCTATGATCTTTAAATACCTTTGTGGCATCAAAAATAACGATGCTTTTTTCAGGGTAACTATTACCAGTGTTAGCTCTCATTAATTCATTGGCCAACTTAACAGCGTATATTTTTTTACTTGGGTTTTCAGTATAAGGGATGTGGTCAATTGCTGTAACCGGCTCACCCGTTAAGTAGCACTTAATGTCTTTGCTATGAAGTAAAGGGATAGTTGAGCTAACAGAAAATAAAGGCGCCTGTTCTTTTACCGCAACCTCTACACCTTCAGCCATGTCTTTTTTTAAATCGTTAGGCTCTTTATTGTAAGCATCAAGCAGGGTGTTTATGGTAAATATACCAGGGTTTTTAATGTCATCTTTTTCTAGCTTGCCGATTTGCTGTTGAGAAATAACAAAATCAGTTTCACCCGATGCTTGCGTTTGACTCCAACCGAGTTCCGTTCTGTAGAATTCAAGGCATTGCCCAAGTGTTTTGTTCATTAGCATAAATTTCCCATTAAAAAAGATATTTTGCCATAAAAAATAATATGCTTCCCATATTTGATAAGCATAAATGTTTAATGTATAGTGTACGCAAATATGCTTATCAAGGACAAAGCAAAATGACACCTCTAAAAAAATGTAGAGATGCGCGAAACCTATCTTTAACAGCGTTAGAAAAACTTTTAAACGGTGTTCCGGGTGGCTCTAAGAATACGCTGTCACGCCTAGAGACTAAACCCGTTAACAATGTAAGTAAAAAATTACTTACTGCTCTGGTTAGCATTTTTGAACAGCAAGGCTTAAAAACCGAGCACGTCTTATCACCTGAGCATTATCCTGACTTCATTGTTAATTATAGCCCTATTGCTGATGAAAGTCTTTGTCATAGCGCTGACACAACATTCAACGAACAAAAGTTACTGTTAGATATAACACAGCATTGGATAGACAGTACGCCAATGACAATAACTAAGTTTTCGGAAGAGCTTTACGAGAAACTTGCCGCCGACAACTTGGTTAAAAGCGTGCCTGAGCAAATTAGCGAATACCAAACGTGGAAAAACACAGCACTACAAAGAGTTTCACGAATATTAAATGAAGAAAAACCCATGCCGTTGTCATGGAAACATTATTGGTTGTCATGCCTGCCTGAAAACATTAAACAAACTGCGCTTAACCAAATGATGGCTAATACTGGTTACATGCTAATACCTTTACCAAGCGCTACTCAAATCAACACAAAAGAAACCACCGCTCGGATAGATGAAATAAGCAGACAGTTTGCTGATGTTATTGGCGGCTCAAAACCCGCAATGGATGGTGAGTATGATGAACGTGACGATATTGCAGAGCTTCAACTACTGCAAGACAAACTAATAGAGCTTGTTGCTGTGTGTTTACGAGAATCGACAGTTATTCAACTTAGCACTGGGGTCACAAGCAAACTACAACAAATTTGGGCTAATAGCCCGTTAAATAAGTAGGCTGAGTATGTCAAACGAGAGACTGTATATTTATTTACGTAACTCGATTGATTGGGCATTTAGCTGCAACACTAAAAGTAATGCGCTTGATAAAAACAATATTATCAGCGGTGTGTTTGGCTCTAAATGCCTAGTCCCACCTTGGGCTTTTTCTCAAACCCCTTTTGTACATGCCGTTAATGCGCTTGAAGAGCATGAAAAAACCTTAGTGAAGTTTGTAGTGGGGTTAGACGTCACTGAAACAGAGGTTGTTAACTTAACAGTGCCATTGTGGCTTGCTTTTTATAAAGAATACCTGGTGTTTCATCGGTTAAATGCAGCCTCAGTTCCCAAGGCTCAGCGCCTTTTAGAGTTTGCTCTCATTAATTATAAGTTAAGTGTTGCTCAACAACCCCTGATTGAAAACAAAAAAATAATGCACGCTATTAGCGTTAACGACAGCAAAACATTTCGTCGAGATTGGAAGCCAAGATTGATTGTGATGGACGCTGTTATTAGGCAAATGGAACACACCGCTTTAAATAAAGTGGCAACTACGTTAGACAAAAAGAGAAAGAAACATGCGTAATTTTATAGTATTAAAAAACCGCGAAAACTTGGGCGTAGTTCATGCCAGCGGTAATTTAAAAGCGTTACTTGAAACGGCCAATATTACAGGCTTTCCTGATTTTCCTATTCATGTACATGAAGGTTTATTGTCAGCAAAAATAGAGAGTGATCACTATATGGTGTTTGATTGCACAGATGGTCATGCACATGATCTAGCGTTAAGCGTTTTAGAAAAAACCACTCAAAAAATTAAACAGGTAAAAAAGCAAAGTGTCGCGCTACGCTTACCAAAATTGCTTAGCTTACCTAAATTATCGGCATTACCTGAATTACCTACGGGAGAGCCAGCTTATGTGGTTTAAAAACGCTTATATTTTCAGACTAACGCGAGCTAACTTTTTTTCTCAGCTGAATTTAGAGCTTTTATTGACCCAACATAAGTTTAGAGAATGTTGCGCCACAGAAATGAGCACTTTTGGTTGGGTTAGCGCTTTACCAGGCACCGAGAATTTAGTGCACAGCGTAAATAATAACAACTATCAATTAATCAGAAGCTGTAAGTCAACCAAAGTATTACCCGCAGACTTTGTAAAAAAAGAAGTGGATAAACAAATAAAGGTTATTGAAGAAGAGCAGTGTAGAAGCGCTACGAAAAAAGAAAAAGAACAACTTAAAGAAGATGTGTTATTTCATCACCTGCCTAACGCGTTTCCTACTTACAAGTACACCAGCATTTATTTAGACAACATTAACCAGTTAGTCATTATTGATACCGCCACTAGAGGCGCCGCTGAGGATATTTTAGCATTATTAAGAAAGTGCATTGGCCATTTACCCGTGTCTGATTATTTCACCAGCTCTTTGCAACAATGCTTGAATGACTGGATATCAAAAGAGCGTGATTTAGACGCAAGCTTTGTGCTTAGTGGTGATGTTCAGTTATCAGCAATGGGTGACTCACCAGCACAGGCTAAATTTACTAACGAACATGATATTACCCAGCCAAGAATTAGCACTCTTGTTAGTGAAGATGATCGAGATGTTAACCACCTTAGCCTGGAGTTTGATGAAGCATTTCATTTAACCCTTGATAGCAGAGGCTTTATTAAAAAACTCAAACCTTTTGATGTACTGACCGAACAAAATGAAGACATTGATAGCGACGATCACTTAGCCAGAATTGATGCTGATTTTGTGTTGTTTGCTAAAGAAATGTCGCGGTTGTTTTACTCGTTTAAAGACATGGAAGTCACAGATGAAACTGAGCGAGAGGTGTTTGACGCTAGCAATATATCGTACCCAAAGATAACAGAGCAAATAGCTGCTGCTGAAGCCGCACTTGAGGAAGCAATTCATGAGTAAGATTATTTATATTTCTGGCCCTATGACGGGCATTAAAAACGCCAACAAAGAAGCGTTTGATGACGCACAAATAATGCTAACCGAGCAAGGGTTTATTGCCTTAAATCCAGCGGTCAACCCTGACGGACTAACCTATGAGCAGTATATGCGTATAGACATGGCCATGTTGGCGGTATGTAACGCTATTTACATGCTAACGGGTTATGAACACAGTAAAGGTGCTGCAGCTGAGCTTGCTTATGCTAAGTGTTGTGGTTTTGAAGTGTTCTATGAAGACACCGGACTTTTAAACAACAAGCCAGAGCTAAGACTGTGCACTGAGTTATCCCCTGAAAATGTGGATAACTCATGAGCACGGTTGCGGTTGACATTCCAAATATCAATAAAAGCATGACCAAGCCAGCGCAAGCCAAAGCTCTATTTGCAGAAGAACTAAGCATGGTAAGTATAGGCAAAAACAAAGCCATGCATACCGTAAAGCAAATTAATGACGCGTTTAAAGCATTGATTCGTTATTTTCCAGATTTAAAAAAAGAGCTACAAAGGGAGAAAGTCAATATGACTACAGCAAACTTACAAAAAGCAAAACTTGCTATGACTCAACACTTGAAAAATTCTGAAATGAAAGTGCTTGAATATGCAGACATGTGTCGCGATGCAGGTGACGAAGTGGAATATAAAGTTGCTGCCGCGCTATACAAACGCTTGCAGTCAGTGTCATTAAAATAAGGAGAGGGGTTGTGACTAGCATTATCGGAACTAAATACGGCAAATTAACAGCAGTATCTATAGCTAAGCGAAAAGGAAGAAACAATCAAAAGTACTTACATTGCCAATGTGATTGCGGAAAAGAAACCGAAGTCAGAATGGATAATTTTTCTTCTGGGCACACGTTGAGCTGTGGCTGTAATCATAAAATATCGAAGAAGTCTAAAAAAATAACCTTTGTTATCAGTAATAGACCCGGTGACACAAGCAGCGTTAGCCCTGAAAAAAAAGCAGAAGGCACCGTTAGACGCCGTATTGAAGACATTCTTGCAGCTAGAGCATTAAAGCAAGAATTAGCCATCATTTAAGGAAAACCCATGTCAGTAAATAAAGTGATTTTAGTTGGTAACTTAGGTAAAGACGTAGAGTTTAAATTTTTGCCAAACAATAGTGCTGTAGCAAACATTACCATTGCCACCTCAGATAAATGGAAAGACAAACAAACAAGCGAGCAAAAAGAAAAAACCGAATGGCATAGAGTTGTGTTATTTGGAAAGTTAGCAGAAATTGCCAGAGACTATTTGAAAAAAGGCTCAAAAGTTTATGTAGAAGGTCAACTACAAACGCGCAAATGGACCAACCAACAAGGGCAAGACCAATATACTACCGAGATTGTTCTACAAGGCTTTAACGGTGTAATGCAAATGTTAGATGGTAAGCCTTCTGGTCAACAAGGCGGCTTCCAAGGTCAACAAGCACCTCAACAGCAAGGTGGTTTTCAGCAGCAACAGAAAACACATACGATACTTCCTAACCACCCTAACGGCTTGAAAAAAACGCTACCAGAGATAAATCAAGAGAGAGTTAATTTTCAGGCACAAGGGTATTTGGTGACAAACTAGCATGTTGACTAACCTTTGCGCAGTCACGATTAATTGCCTTGTTATAAGGCTAAGGAACTAAAGTGGAAGTACAAAATATACAAGCAGTAGCAAAAGGTGCCAAGTATTGTGACTGTGGCGGAATGATGATCGCAGACCCTAAAGGCGGACACCTAATGAGTAACCCGCCACAGCAAAAAATCTACTGTCCGTTTTGTGGTGAAACAGATACTGTTTTGGCTCCTTATGAGGTTGAGATACAGTTTAAGAGAGCCTTATAACCGTATGGAACAGATGAATTAACCGAGCGTAGCGACTGTTAACTTCATTTGATTGCGGTTGTTAGGCGGTAACTATTGGAGATAGAGAAGATGGAAGTAAAAGAAAAGGTTTTTTGTGAGCTTTATGATTTTGAGTATGAAGAAATACACAGAAAGATAGACGCTGATTTTGGGAAAGATGCAGATGCAGAGCACCGAAAAATAGAAGCTATAAACAAGGTTATAGCTAGAAAAATACAAGAGGCGTTTGATCAAGGGCGAAAATTCGAGCAAGACAAGATAACCGCATAACCCATAGTACAGAGGATTTAACAGGGTAACTTACTGTTAAATTCCTTTGATACGTGTTGTTAGTTTTGCTGACAGCGCTAAACGATAAGCGAGAAAAATATGAAAACACAACAAGAAAGCAAAGCAAGAGAGTTATTACAAAAACACGCATTAAAGCATGCTAAAGCAATAACAGGTAGGCATGATTACTTGCCAGAAACAGACGATGAAGCACAAGCGTTTGAGCCTCACAAGTGGGCTGTAGATGCTGTTGTTGAAGCTTTATCAGTCGAGCCAGAGGTTACACCATGAATCTCAGCGGACAAAAATGCCCTATGTGCAATCAAAGTTATGTTGGCTTAGGGATAAGAAGTAGCTTTGAAATAAGTGTTAGTCAAATACACTGCTCAGAGTGTGCTTTTATTTTTTCTAGAAAGCTTAATGAAGAAGATTTGATATTGGAATTTGAAAAAGAACTACCGAAACTTAAACAGTTAGCAATTGATACACAAAGGCGGTGATACATTAAATACATTAAATTAGAGAGCTTGGGGTTTTGGGTCGGCTATACGATCGGTTCGTTAATATCTATCAGTATTACATTTATATTAAGCTAGATGTATGCGAACTACGATAAAGCAAACTAACCATTTGCGTTAAGTTGTTGCGCAAGGCGCGTAGCAACTGTAGCAATCAAATTTAAACGCGTTGTTAGGCGGTTTGCTTGGCAACTTAATCAAAGAAAGAGGAAATACAATGGATAATCAACACAAGAAAATTAAAGGCTACCGTGATTTGAGTCAAGCTGAGATTGATGCTATGAACGCAGTTAAAGCGAAAGCCGAAGAGGTTGGAGTTTTAATCGAGGAGCTACAAAGTAATAAACAGTTAGATCAACGATGGGTTGCTGTAGCTAAAACGGATTTACAAAAAGGCTTTATGGCTGCTGTGCGCGCTGTAGCACAGCCAGAGAGTTTTTAAGTTATGGCTACTGGTGATAAAGCTAGAATGCTGCAAAAGTTTGGTGAAGAACTTTGCAAGGTTGCTAATGACCGAACAAGATTACAAATAGCTTTTGAGCAAACATTAAACAAGCTTGGTTTGCCAGATAGCCAAATAAATAAAATAGTAAAAGATGTTAGAGCGGCTGATTTTGACAGTTTACACAAAACGCTGAAATTGAATTAACCGCCTAACCTTAGATTAATGGGTTGCGACCCAAAGGAGAGAATAAATGTTTGGAAATACAAATAAAGAATTAGAGGAAGCCTTTGACGAGAAGCCAACTGTTAGCAATCCCGTTGAAGCCGTTGTTAGCGGCGAATTAATAATGCCTTTTACTGGGCATAAGGCTACCGACTTAAATGAATACCTAGAGCTGATATGCAACTGTGGTTTAGCGGTAGAGTGCTTTGATGCTTTCTTAGCTGAATACGCGAGAACGAAAGATCTTAATAAAGCATGGTGGTTTGCACAATGTGAGTGGGATGTTTGATTGTTGTGCTACGCGTTGAATTGTAATTATTTAGGAGGTAGTTATGCAAAATATTGAAAGCCATGTGTTGGCAGAGTTAAAACCAAAAAACAGACGAAGTGCATGGAGTATATTTTTAACCCTAAGAAATAAAGATGAACTTAGTCATCTGCAAAATCAACTAACTAGATTAGATGTAAGTCAAAATTTGCAAAAATTAAAAAGGCGTGGATTAGTAAAAAATGACGGCGCAGTATGGTGGTCGATTAATTCCTGCTAACCTCAAATTAAGCGCGCTGGAAACAGCGTGAGGAACGAGCGAACTGTTGACAGTCCGTTTGAATTATTTGTTAGATTGGCATTAACACAAAAGGTAGGATTGAAATGGTAAGCATAGTAGAGAAACATTCAAAAAGAGAATACACCTCTTTAGCCACTAATAATGGCATTGTGTTGTGCGATAAAGAAGATGGTGCATTTTTAGTTCTGCGATACAAAGAAGATATAGATAATTTAAAAAAGCTGCTGGATAAAATATATATTATCGATTAGCCATTCTAACCCCAAGCACAACGGCTCGTAGAGTCCGATTGATGCGCTTTGTTATGTGATTTATTTTGAGGATTTAAAGATGAGTGGTGAATGTAATATTTGCGGTCAAAAGGGTTGTGTTGAAGCGAACCATGACAGAGACATTATTAAATATTTTGTTGGGCCAGTTGGTGCGCCTGCTTTTGAGATAGATGCAGAAACTGAAGATGAAGCAAGGCACTATATAAAGAAAAACTTTCGAGGTAGTGGTGATGTGCGCTTGGTAATTAAACGTTATGTATTGCAGCACACTACACCGTTTATTGTGAGAACATAACCTAAAGCACAGATGCAAATATAAAGCGTCTGTGAGGAACGAACCAGCTGTTATTTGTCGTTTGATAGCAGTTGTTATATTTGCCGATTAAATGAAAGAGGAACTAAAAATGGAAAGATTACTAGCTAGAACAGCGAGAACATTTGCAGACGAAACGCCAGTATTTAATGCTAAACAGGTTAATGATTGGTACGAAAAACATTTTGTGCTTAAAGATGTAAATCAGGCTCCACCAGAAGCTATGCAAGGGAATAAGATTTTAGGGTTTAATGGGAGTTACTTTTTTGAATGTGAATTTGACGATGGGTACTGGTGCAATATAGGTGGAGAAGATATGACACACTGGATGCCATTACCTGAATTGCCCGAGGCAATATAACACTGTTACTAAGGATCGTTTTTCCTCTTTTCACCAGTAAACCTTTAGCCAATAACTTGTTAAAAACAATAACGTTTAACAAGTTGGCATGATTCTCCTACTGAAAGCGAGAAAAACCACGATATTAGTAATTCTGGAACGCATGTCAGAAACTTCCCATTTTTGGGGCTGGTTTTGCCCCTTTTTGATGGTATAGTTTTCCCAAGATGCAAAAAGACCGTATACACAAACCTGCTAAATAGAGCGGGTTTTTTTATGCCTAAAATTCAACAAAGAGTAACGAGAAATGTGACATGGAGTTTTTAATACCAATTTTATTTGCTGTTGTTAAAAAAGGCTTAGCGGCTTTATTGGCAACAGTGTTTTTGTTTACTTCGTTACGTATTGCAGATAAGCGTTCGGGTATTGATTTTCAAAAAACATGGAAGGAATTACATGAACATTATCAAGTGCGCTATCTTAATGTTCGCCATATTTGTTACACAGCATTGTTTATCTTCACCTTTACAATCGCTTAAATACGACATTTATTTTAAGTCAGCAATGTCTTGGCATATGCCTGGTATTGATTGGTACTGGCTAAAAGCTCAGTGTTATCAAGAAAGCCGATTTAAACCGACAGCAGTCTCTCCAGTAGGGGCAGAAGGTGTTTGTCAGTTTATGCCGACAACTTGGGAAGATGTTCCCAACCTAATCAAGCAAGGGTCACATGTGTTTGATCCGCGAACCAATATAGAGGCCGCCGCTTGGTATAACAGTAAGCTTTATCGCTTCTGGTATTCGCCTCGGCCAGTCATTGAAAGAATCAAATTGATGCTTGCTAGTTATAACGCAGGAGCAGGAAATATTGCCAAAGCACAAAAACTTTGCAATATGGCTGTTTTTTACGACCCGATCATCAATTGTTTGCCGAAAGTCACTAAACATCACTCAAAGGAAACGATCAATTATGTTATCCATATTCAAAAATTTCGGGCTCAGCTCAATAATTAAAACAGTTGTTGCTTTGGTTATATTTACGTTAATAGCCATTATCTTTTCGCTAAATGCGGCTAATGCGTCTTTATCAAAAGATAACAAGGTGTTAACTGCCAACGCACAGATATTAAAAACCGCGAACAACGAAAGCGTAGCAACTATTGCCGAGCTAATGCATCAACTCAAACAAAACGAGCAGATAGCCTATAAGCGAAGCGTTATTGTTAATGATATAGCGAAAGACAATATTGAAGTTAAGCAAGTATTGGTTGAAGTGATAAAGGAAAGTGACGATGAAAACATTATTGAATGGTCTGATGCTCTTGTTCCTGATGATATTGTCAGCGTGCTCAAGCACCCCAGAAATAGTAATTCAGACGAAAACAGTAAAATTAACACCACCAAAAGTGTTAATGGAACAAATTTACTTGCCAGTATTCCAAGGCAAAACAAATCAAGATCTAGTCAATTATATTTTTGATTTGCAGGCTTTTGGTAATCAATGCCTCAGCGATAGAAAACTGTTACGACAGTGGGAAAGTGAAACTCATGAGCAACGGAACACTAATGGAAAGCCCAAATAATTTAAATGCCACATCAATGATACTGTCAATTGGAAGTTTTATTGGCACATTGTCAGGCTTAGAAGCTTCAATGTTGTTACTTAGCGGTGTTATTACTCTAGCTGTTGGTGTATCAGCAATACGAATGAACAACGCACGAACAAACTACTATCAACGTGGTTTACGTAAAGAAAACGAAGAAGAACAATAAAGTTACTAAACTTTATTGGTATGCCGCTTGTTACTGACTTCAATCTTTGTAGCAATCTACCCCTTTGTAGTTCCGCTACTTTCAGGCGGCAGACCAATAAAATAGTTACAGTCAGAATAGTATTTAATTATGGCAATAAAAGGCGACACGACAGGTAAGGTTACAATACCCCCTATAACATTCACAGGCGCATTTAGCCTGAGTGGGTCTTTTACTTACTCTACAGCTGCAGGTAATACATATGTGCTCTATAGCTCCAACAGTCATTTTGTGGCTATTGCTAGCGGAGTATTTAGGGCTAAGGTTGCTGGAACATTTATAGATGGTTCTTGGTCCTTCACCGAAGATGAAATAATAAACTGGACGTTAGTTCGCGATGCTTCAAACAATGTGACATTAACTGCTAATGGTGTATCCTCTACCGTTAAAGTTGCGGCAGGCAATTTTACCCTTTCAGAAATTGGTAGAGCATTTACCAAGGTCATCAGAAGCACATTAGACATGTCTGGTGATGGAGTCAATAGTCGATCTTATGACACTGATGATTACACTCTACCAACCGATACAATATTGGTAGACACATTAGATGGACAGAATGGAACATTAACTGGATATACTACTGGTGGTTTCGTTGTTGATACAGCTGGCAATATAGTTATAACATCTATTGCGGATTATCAGTGCATCACTCATGATGAAAATGGTGAGGCCGTATTCCCTATAGCTGGTACTTATTCAGGTAGTCCCGACACAATAGTATTAAGCATGAATGGTGGTGTTGATTTTGTTGTTTTAGATGCATCGCCTACTGGTGATGGGTTTTCAGCTAATGTTAGAGTTAAAGGTCAAGTTGATATTATTGTCGCCTTTGGAAATGATAAATCTATCAATGCTGAAGTTATTTATATAACAGCCGCTTGGACAATGGGCAGACCTGGACAATCTAATACATCGAGTAGAGGGGGGGAATTACAGGTGCCCTCATTTAGTCGCAATAAACCATTACCTATTATGTGGAAAGATGGTGTGTTTCAACCTCTGACAGACCCTACAAACGGCTATGATAACAACTCAGCAGGTAGTACAGATGCTAGGTTGGCTAGTTTATTTGCAAATGCAGGAGTACCTATTTGTATTGGTAATGTCGCTCAGGGAGGTCAAGGATATAGTCAATGGCAAAAAACAGGAAGTTTATACCCTAGATTACAAGCTTTTGCTGATGCTGTTGGTGGAACACTTTCAGCGTGTGCAGGCATTGGTGGTGAAAACGATGAAGGTGATGGTCAAGCTACAATCGAGGCTAATTTAAACGCATTTATTAATGATGTTAAAGCTGACTTTGGGTGTGGGTATAACCTAACCAAATATCCAACAATTAGTGGAGATACCTTATTAGCTTTCAATGCTGTATTGGCTTCTAATCCCAATGCTTTACCTGGGGGTGATTTATCTGTGATGGATATATCTTCAGCTACCGATCCACGAAACGATGACCTTCATATCATATTGACTCCTGATTTAAACCAAGCTGCACAGATTCAGTATGATGATATTAACACATCAACCGCGAATTTAACGGCACCAGGTATACCTGATGGTACATATCATACAAGGTTAGTTGAAAGTGGAACTGATAGAATCTTACATGATGGAGATTTAGTGTGGTCTAATAACAATACTAGTGTTTTAATTGATGCACCTAAAAGCACTACAGTATCAGGCCATGTAATAGATAACCTAGAGGCTAGTATTGATGGCAGCGCATTAGAAGCGATAACAGCATGAGTTTAAATGCATGGGGTAAAATTAATAACTGGACTGGCGTGGCGGTAGTTAATGAATTATCAACAACAATAGCCCAACAAACTAATCAAGCAGCTAAGCTACCAGCAAGCCAAGTACATAATCTATCAGTAAGCGTTGCAAGACAGATTAATAAAGCATTAACGTTATCATTAGCATCAACCAGCATATTGGATGCTGTTGTAGCACAGCAAACCAATAAAGCATTAGTTAGTGAACTGTTTCAGCAACACAATTTATCTTTAGCAAAAGCACAGCAAACAAACCAAGCAACAAGCGTTGAATTAAATCAAGCACATTTACTTGGTTTAGCAATAGCTCAACAAGTTAATAAAGCATTAAGCGGTGATATAGAGCAACTTCATCAATTAGATGCATCAGTTGCTAAGCAGGAAAATAAAGCAACTAAACCCGCTATTGGTACAGTTCACACCCTTGGTGTAGTTACCGCGCAGCAAGTTAATAAAGCACTAAAAATAACCATTGGCCAAGTTCATGGTTTACTTTCAACAGTGGCAGAACAGCATAACAAAGCTTTGTTGCTTGAAGTTATCCAAGGCTTAAAGCATGAATTAGCCATTGCTCAACAGCAAAACCAAGGCGAGAACAACTTTGTCATTCAAGTGCATGAATTAGAGCCAGCGATAGCAGAGCAACATAACCAGGCATTACCTGGTTACTTGGTAAGTAGTTTAATCGAAGATATTGACCCACAAAAGTCAGTATTAATCAGTGTTACCCCAGAGAATGTTTTGGTGAGTAACACACCAACATCAGTATTACATTAGGAATTTATCATGGGCGTTTTATATTCTCATCCGGACGTTTTAGATAATGGCCCAGCAGAGCTATTAAAAACAAATCAAGTTGCAGTGTTAAAAGCTTACGCATTAGCAGATTCACATGCGACTGTAACAGCAGGTGCCAATATTGTACTTACTGAAGCGGTTACAGGTGGCGACATGTCGCTGTCGAATCATGAAACACATGATCGTAAGTGGCAATGTAATGGCAAAGCTGGTGTGATATCACTTATTGATACAGAAAACACAGATGATTTGCATATTGCTTATATAGATACGCTTACCTCAAGAGTGCTTTATGTGACTGATGAAATAACCGATCAAGAAATAACGGCAGGTAACCCTGTTGATGTTCCTGCAGGTGAATACCGAAGCTTGCAACCAACAGCGGTAGCGTAATGAGTGGTGTAGAGTTATTTTATAACGGCCATGACAACATTATTCAGTGCCAATACATCTATGACGGTGCGCCGTATGAGTTTATGAATCAAGGCGCGACTGATTTACATATTTCATTAAAAAACAAAGTAGATAGCACTGAATATACATTAACATCAATCAATCACCCTGACGTTGTGAGCTATGACAACAATGGTTACATTTACTTGTCACTTGGTAAGGTAGGTATTCCAGCAGGAGCGTACGATGTCACAGGTATTGTTAAAGGCGTAGCGGGAGCATCTAAAGTGATCATCCAAAAGAAGCAACGTAAATCTAAGCTAGTGATAGAAGGTGTAGACATCTAATGAGTAATGCTTCTGTTCAATTAGACATCAACATAAACCAAGTTGCTGCTCAAATTGATAAGAACATTCAAGGCTATGATCAAGTTATCACTCGCGCTGCTAACATGGGTATCAACAGAACCATTAGAAGCGTAGAGTCCAAAGGTGTAAAAGCGATAGCCGATGAAACAGGCTATAAACAAAAACTGGTACGTGAAAACATACGAGTAACACGTTCAAAAACCAAAACATTAACAGCAATAATAGAAGCGCCGCGCAAAGCTAAAGCTATCAACCTGATTGAGTTTGTTCGTAGGAATATGCAGAACCCTGCATTCTTTAGACGTAGATATAAATCTAATAGCCGTAAGCGTGGCTATAGTAAAGGTCAGTTCAAGTACAAAGGTGTCATCGCTTCAGCTTGGAACAATGAGAAAGTGTACAAAGGCACCTTCATTGGTCGTGATGGCAAAGGTCAACTGAAAGTGTTTAAGCGCACAGCTGGATACAGAAGCAAGCCAACACTGGTATCAGGACCATCAATACCAGCCACGTTCTCACAAGAGGTGATGATTAAATACTTTGAACGTGAAGCCAAGCACACATTCCCTAAAGAGTTTAATAGAGCAGCATCATACCTATTGTCGCAGCAGAAGTAATCATACTGTAAATCTAAATGAGAATCATTCTCATCTAGATTTTTTGGGTCCTTTTGGCCTAAAAATTCCCATTGAGGGGGCGCGGCAGCGCAGAGTTTCAGAATTTACGAAAATTTTTTCATTTGGGGTTTCCGGTTCCGGTTAGCCTTTTTAAACATGAGCTTTTGATTTATGGCAACTCAACGCGAAGTCGCTGAGCACTTATTTTTAGAGGCCTCTGGCAGACAAGTAAGAAATTGGCACAAGCAACCAGGCTTTCCAGTTCCAAGCGGAAAAGGGGGATATGATTTAGTTGCTGTGCGGAAATGGTATATCGCATTTTTAAAAAGCCGCCATTTAAAAAATGGTGCGGCACCTGCTGATGATATTGATTCAGAAATGGAGCAAGCAAAATTAGATATTGCTAAAGAAAACCTCAGGACAAAGAAAATAAAAAATGATCGTGATGAAGGTTTAAACATTCCTGTTGAAATAGCTCGTCATTTATTAGCGGGTGTTATGTCTCGCGTTAACGCTAATTTCAAAGCACTTACTCCAATAATTAAAAGAAACAATCCAGATGTTAGCCACCGAGTTATTGAAAGCGTCGAAATTGAAGTAATTAAAGTTCAAAACGAGACATCAAAAATTGGGCAACACTTGGATGAAATAATTGATGAGCTTGTCAGTACACCAGATTAGAGCAGTAAAAAAAGCATTTAAAAGTGCCTTAAGTATTCTGTTCAGACCTGAGCCAATGACAGCGGTAGAGCATGCAGATTCAAACTTCTACATGTCACCAGAATCCTCATACATTGAAGGTGACTGGACAACTGTTGGTTACCAAGTAGCTATTTTAAATAGTATTGGCAATGATGAAGTATTAGAGGTTGCATGGCCCAAAGCAGCCAGAACAGGTTTTACTAAAATTGTCTGTGCTGCCATTAATTATTTCATTGATCATAAGCAACGAAATATAGGTGTTTGGCAACCGAACGACACCATGCGCGATAGGTTTTCTAAAAAACATATCGACACCATGATCCGTGACGTTAAACCACTAAGAAAATTATTCCCTTGGTGGGGGAAAAAGCACAAGAACAACACCAAAGAAAATAAAAGCTTTTTAAACTTTTGTGAACTGTTTTTACTTGGCGCAGAGTCAGCAAACAACTTTCGTGAATTATCTCTTGATGTAGCGATAACTGATGAAAGTGGTTCGTACAAAATGGACGTTGGCGATGAAGGTGACGCCCTTGGCCTTATTGAAAAACGTTTAGAAGGTTCAGCGTTCAGTAAGTTCGTTAATGGTTCATCACCAACTATTAAAGGCCAGTGCTTAATAACCAAACGCGCTGATCATTGCGAACAGCATTTTTACCGTTATATTCCTTGTCCTCGCTGTGGTGGCTTTCAAATTTTAGAGTTTGGTGGCAAAGACAGCAAACATGGTTTGAAGTGGGATAGAAGCTTAACCGGCTCAGCTAGAAACAAATCAGCACATTATGTTTGTAAACATTGCCATGACAAATTTCAGTACGTTGAATATTTAGAAGCTGACAAGCTTGGTTATTATCAAAGCACTCAAGGCTTATTAACATTTGACGGTATAGACTTTTTTGACGCAGAAACCAGACAGCCAGTAGAAACACCAGAAACAATTGCTTGGATGGGGATATGGACCATCTATTCTCACTTTGCGCCCTGGTGGAAAATAGTTCGTGATTGGTATCAAGATAAAGGCACACCGGCAGGCTTAAAAAAATTCATTAATACTACGCTTGGTCAAGCGTTTGAAGAAGAAACAGGTGAGAAAACCACGGCAGAAAGCTTAATGCTTCGTCGTGAAATGTACAAAGCACAAGTACCAAAACATGCGTATTACTTAACCTGTGGTTTAGATATGCAAGACACTTGGGTGCCAGGTGTTGTTTATGGTTGGGGCCTCGATGGCGAACGCTTCAAAATAGATAAATTTGAAGTGCGTGGCAACCCGAAAGAGCCAGAGTTTTGGGATGAATTAGAGATAGCATGTAATCGTGAATACACCCACGAAAGTGGCGTAAAGTTAAAAATATCACGATTTAACTTTGATACTGGTGGTCACTTTACCGACCAGGTACATGCTTTTTCAAGACGGATTGGGATTACAAGGATGCTGCCTTGCAAAGGGGCTAACACTTACGGAAACCCCATTGCCACTATGCCGAAAAAACCTGATCGGTCACGTAAAACCTATTTAGTTACTGTTGGCACTGATACAGCAAAAGAAAGCATTTTTAGTAGTTTTAAAATTCACCCTAAAGCTTCAGACGAAGCAATACCCGGGTGTTTTCATTTACCGCTCAACGACCAAATTTGTAATGAGGAAATGCTCAACGAGCTTTGCTCTGAAAGTAAGCGTAGAGAATACATCAAAGGTCGCGCAGTTTATCGCTGGTTGCCGTTATATGACGGTATTCGAAATGAAGAACTGGATTGTACCGTTTATGCTGAAGCTGCATTTTATTGCTCTGTGCAATATTTTGGTTTGAACATGCAGCAGCTCGCAGCGTCATTTAAAAATATCGATTCACCGGCTAAAGCCACCATCAAAAAGAAAAAGAGAAAACGCGGTACCGTTACCGGAGGAATTAACTAGTGGCCACTAAAGAACAATTACAAACTGACATTGCTGACCTTCGTGTTGCTCAAAAAAAGTTAAGAGCAGGAGAACGTGTTGGCGAAGTCATGTATCAAGGCCGGAAAACAAGCTTTGTTGAGGTCAGCTTGCCACAGTTAGCAGAAGAAGAAGCTCGTCTTAATCGACAACTTGCTCGTAAAACTAATAAACGTTATTCACTCATTAGTACAGGAAAAGGCTTTTAATGGTCACAAAAATCAAAAAGCCTCGTATCAATGTGCATGGCGGCATGACAACAGCACAATTTCATAATGCATACGAAGGGGCAAGTCGCTCTTATCGTATGCGTAATAAAGGCATGTCAAACGGTGGTCCAAACCAAGACATCAAGCAATCACTTGCTACATTAAGAAAGCGATCGCGCCATGCTATTCAAAATCACCCTTTGGCTGTTAGTGCAATTGAAAACTATACCAGCCAATTAATCGGCAATGGTATTACCGCTAAATGGCCTAACAAAGAAGTTCAAAAGCTCTGGGAAAAATGGATAAAAGAGTGTGATGCCGATGGCATTGACAACTTCTATGGATTACAGCTTTTAGCGGCGCGTAGTCAATTTGAGTCAGGCGAAGTACTTGCTCGTCGTAGAGCTCGTTTGCCACAAGATGGTTTATCCGTTCCATTGCAAATACAGCTATTAGAGAGCGATCACTTAGACGAAAACTATAACGTTCAATTTGATAACACCAACATCACCATGGGGATTGAGTTTAACGGTATAGGCCAGCGCAGCAACTATCATTTATGGCGAAATCATCCATCAGAAAGTGGCACGCTCACCGCAAACAGTAGAGTGAGAGTGCCAGCGAATGATGTTATTCATTTATTCAGACGTTTACGCCCAGGGCAACAACGAGGTGTACCAGAATTAACAGCCGTACTTGCCCGTTTATATGACATAGACGAAATGCAAGACAGCACGTTGATGAAACAAAAATCAGCGGCCTTGTTTGGCTGGATTGTTACCAAAAAATCACCAGAAATCATGGCTGGCCAAGAGTCTAACGAAGTAAACCGTGATTTAGTGGGTGAAAACAATGGTGAAGAAACCGAAGCAGGCACACCAATTACTGAAATTCGCCCTGGCGGCATTCATTACATGGAAGAAGATGAAGACGTTACATTTTCATCACCTGATGGCATTGGTCAAAACTATATTCCATGGCTTAAATCAGAATTTCGTACTATTGCTAAAGGTTTACCGGGTTGTACGTATGAACAACTTACGGGTGATTTAACCGATGTTAATTACTCAAGTATTCGCGCAGGACTTGTTGAAATTCGTCGCAGAATAGAACAACTGCAATACATGATGATGATACACAGATTTTGTCATCCTATTGCCCAATGGTTTTTAGATCATGCGGTAATTTCAGGCGCAGCAAAAATTGCCAACTACTGGTCAAACCGTGATGAACACCTACCTAAATGGTTTACCCCTAAATGGGATTGGGTTGACCCACTTAAAGATGTGATGGCCGACTTAATTGAAGTACGTGCAGGTTACGCAACCCGAGCTGACAAAGTAGCTGAGCGAAACGGTGACATCACCAAAAATGATGAACAATTATTGCTAGAGCAAGCCAGTGAGCTAGTGCTTGATTCAAACCCTAAAGTCACAACCAAAGCAGGTCAGTTACAAGTAGATGATCTCGCTAATCAATTAATTACACAAGAGTAACGGAGCACTTATGCCTAATCCGGTAAAAATGACGCGTCCTGAAAACGCAAAAGCACCCTTTGAAATACTAAATATGGACAATAGCAGTGAAGCAGCTCGCATTAATATTTACGACATCATTGGTCAAACGTGGTGGGATGATGGCGTTACAGGAAAAGCTTTTGCTAATGAGGTGTCCAGCCTTGGTAAAGAGCGTGATTTGGTTGTACATATCAATTCACTTGGTGGTGACGTTGTTGATGGAACGCTAATATATAACACCTTGTTAAATCATGAAGGCAAAATCACCTTTATCATTGATGGCTGGGCGGCAAGTATGGCATCAATTATCCCAATGGTACCAGGTTGCAAAGTGAAAATGTCACCGCTTGGTATGATGATGATTCATAAGCCTCTCAATAATTGTCGAGGTAACGCTGATGCTATGCGTAAAAATGCTGAAACTTTAGATAAGGTCGAGGCTGCTTTAACTACTGCTTACACGAACAAAACAAAAATAGAAAAAGAAGCTATTGCTGAAATGTTAACGGTTGAAACATGGATGACAGCAGAAGAAGCATTAGATCAAGGTTTTATTGATGAAATAATCGAGTCTACGGGTACGGCTCCTTCCAATTGTTTGGATCCTGATATTGCTAGCCAATTTGTAAATGTTCCTAAAGCTGTGCTTGAAATTGTAGCTAGCGATGAAACAGATGATGATAACGAATCAGAGCAAAACAATGATGAAGACTTAGATGTTGAAGATGAAGAATCAAACGACTTATCATCAGATGATGACAATAACGTTTCTGAAGATGAGCCCGATGCCACCGAAGTTGAAAACCACCGCGTATTAGACATCATGAATCAATGCCAAGCATTAGGTCTTGAACATATGGCTCAGGATCTAATCAAAAACAAAACATCCATTGAAGTTGCTGGTACTATTTTATCCAACGTCAAAGCTGGTATTGATAACAACAATCAAACCCATGGTCAACATAAGCAAAACTTAGAAACAACCATGTCAAATGATGACATTTGGAATGCTGCAAAACAAATTAACAAACGATAAATCTTTTTAACCAACTAACCTTTATAGGGGAAATACTATGGCTCAAACGCCTATTGTCGAAGGAAATCATGCTGGTGCGCACCTTGTAGAGGTGCCAACACTAGCGATTACCCGTAAAAAAATCACTTTACTTAGTGATCAAAATTTAAAAGCCGGTGCAGTGCTTGGCAAAATCACCATAGGTGGTAAATACAAAGAGCTTAACCCTGCCGCCACTGATGGTAGTGAAGTTGCTGCCGGCATTTTGTTTGATAACGAACATGCTGATGGTGCGGATAAAGAAGTACTCGCAGATTTACGCCACTTTGTTGCCAACAAACAAGAAGTTGTTTGGAAGGCTGGCATGACTGCCGGTGAAATCACCACAGCAACGGCTGAGTTAGATGCCTTAAGCATCGTGCTTTGCTAAACCACTAATCCTCAATAAATCAAAAGGAGCCAAATGGCTCCTTTTTTTATTCCTAATTTATGGAAAAACTATATGTCTATTTTTAATATTTTTCAGAATGACCCGTTCTCTTTTGCAGGTATGGCAACAGCGGTAGAAAAGTCTGAAACAGTACCATCACGCCTTGGTGATTTAGGTCTGTTTACGGCTAACCCTATTAGAGAGATTGTTTTAGGGGTTGAAATGCGTGAAAACGGCCTGTCACTGATTAAAACATCAAAGCGTGGCGAGCCATTAAAACAAAACACGAAAAGTAAACGTAATATGCGTTATTTTGAAACTGGCCGCATCGGTGAAGAAGATACGGTATTAGCATCAGAGTTGGCGTTTCTTCGCGCCTTTGGCACTGAAGACCAAATCGTTCAAGCTAGTGCAGAAGTTGATCGCCGCCTAAGTGGACCAGGTGGTTTATTAGAAAAAGTTGAAGCTACCTTTGAACACATGCGTTTAAGTGCTTTAAACGGTATTTTGCTTGATAGCGATTTATCAGTAATTTACAACTTTTATGATGAATTCGGTATTGCTGAAAACGCTGAAATTGGCTTTAACCTTGCTAATATTGCCGATGGTGATTTAGAAAAAATGGTTAATGCTCAAGTGCTTCGCCCAATGCGACTGAAGTCAAAAGGTGCCCGTTATTCAGAAGTACGTGCAGAATGTGGCAGTGAGTTTTTTGATGCATTAATTAAAACAGCAGAAGTGCGAGAACGTCGTAAAACGGATCGTGAATCAGGTAAAGATAACGACAGTTATTTAGGTCGTAAGGTTCATTTCGCTGGCATCATGTGGGAAGAATATGTTGGCACTGATGATGGCACTACCGTGGCAGTTGAAACGGATAAAGTTAAATTCTATCCAGCAGGTCTAGGTAATACGGTATTTGAACACGTTATGTCACCAGGCGAAGCCTTTGAAGATGTTGGTCAATTGGGTAAGCGTGTTTATGCTGAAATCAATGTTGAACAACGCGAACGTCCTCGTTTAGCTACGTTAGAAGCAATTGCTTATCCATTATTCTTAAACAAACGCCCAGAAATGATCTTCAAAGGTCGCGCGGGTGCGTAATCAAAGCAACTAAATAATTAAGCCTCATCAATTGATGAGGCTTTTTGTTTTCTTTAATCCCAATTAACGCTAGGAAATACCATGGCATTACAAAAAAAAGATTTAAAAGCAGCGCTAGTACTGTTGTCAGTCAGCTTTGCTGCTGACGCAACTAACGAAGTGCTCGAAGACCAATTATCAACAGAGTTAAAAGAACAATTAACAGTATTAAAGGTTGAGTTTCCAACGGATGCGTCAACCGAAACCTTGCTTGAGCTATATAACTTAGCAACAACCAAAGATGATTCGGGCGATGGTGGACTAGGCGATAAAGCTGAATTACCAGAAGACGAAGAGTTCTTTGAATTTACTGCCAAAGTCGGTTTTAAACAACCATGGCAGGGCGGCATGTTTTCAAAACTTAAAGATGAAGAGTTTGATTGCGACGATGACAAGCTAATTAAACATCTTGAGTCAAATGCGTTAATCAAACGTAACTAATCAATGAACTTCTCAACCATTATGGCCACCGCCAACAACGCGATAGAACAGCATTTGTTTGATGATCACGTTGTTGATGGTTTACCTGTGCGTGGCATGTTTGATTTTGAGGATGTTGGTTCTCCCGCTGGCCCTCAATATGCCCCGATTTTAACAGTAACCTCTATCGATGCGGCAAAGATTGATAAAGGGGCCTCTTTTTCTCACGATGATATTAACTACGTTATTGGTATGCGACATCCAGCGGATGCGGGTTTTGTTGCTTTGGAGTTAGAGCGTGCATAAAGCTAATCAAATTATTAATGCCGTCGAAACATTATTAAAGAAAATCCCCAAATTAGCAGTAGTTACTCATCGTAAAGCAATCGATGAAGATGATTTGCCAGCCACCAGATTATTATTTGGCAAAAACAAGCCGATTAAAGTTGGTGCCCAAGTTACCGATTGGGAATTAACCCTGCATAGCGACATAGTGCTTACCGCTTACGATGAAGATATCAATAGCGAAACCACTAAGTACGCATTAGAAATTCATAAAAAGTTAATGGCAGATAACGCCCTTAATTTACCTTTCATCATAGCTATTGAGCCACTAGGCCAAGATGAAACTCAGTTCGACACAGAAAGTGATAGAACGTTTGCCACTGTACCTAACAGCTGGACAATAAAATATCGCGCAAATTCGCAAGATCCATCCCTTTAATATTTAGCCCTTAATTTTAACAAACAAAGAGCAATTACCATGCCTAAAGAAGCAGAGTCAAACGCACCTGAACGGACAAAAACGACTGTTCAAAAAGGTGGTAGCAGAGAAATATCACCCACAAAATTGGCCAAAGAGTTAAAAGATTCTGGTCGACACCAACATAATAAAGCACCGGCTAATCCTGCTGCGAAAAAAGAGGGCTAATTCATGTTAAAAAAACGCACCATTGTTTGTTTTGCGCTTGAGTCGAGCTATAAAGCAGAAGAAATACCAAACCCAGCCACTGATTCAGTTCTGGTTGCCAACCCTTCCATCAGTATCGAAGGGGCTCGTACTATTGAGCGTGAAAACACTAACCCCGCATTAAATAAAGACCAAGGTATTTATGGCGGTAGTTTACGCAAGGTTAGCTTTGAAGTTGAAAACAAAGGCTCTGGCGCGGCAGGAACTGCCCCAGAATTTGGCAAGCTTTTACAAGCTTGTGGCATGTTAGAAACGGTCGTAGCGTCTACCTCTGTAGCCTATACAGAAGCAGATGAGGGCATTCCTTCAGGTACGTGTTACTACTATGAAGATGGTATTTTACACAAACTTATTGGTTGTCGAGGTACGTTCTCGGTATCGGCTGAAACGGGTGAGAAAAGCACAATTTCTATTGAGCTAACAGGTCATTTAAAAGAAACCGTAGATGCCGCAATACCGTCAGCAACGTATCTTGCCACAGTGCCAGCACCCTTTATCAATGCCGCCTTTACTATCGGTGGCTTTGCTGCTGAAATTTCTAAAGTCGATTTAGATTTAGGTAATACCGTTGCCACGCCATCGTCTGCAAGTGACGCCGAAGGTTATGGTCAAATTGTTATCACCGAGCGTGATATGTCAGGTTCATTTGACCCTGAAGCCACGTTATTAGCCACTAAGAACTGGGTAAACGAGTGGAAAACAGGGGCAGTGCAAACATTAACCACAGGCGCTATTGGCAGTGTTGCGGGTAATAAATACCAAATTGATATGGATGTTTATTTCCGTGAAATTTCAGGGGGTGATCGCGATGGCGTATTAACCAATGAAATATCGTGTGGTGTTAAAGCGGCTACCTTAACGTACACCTAAATTTAAAACTGAAAATAACAAGAACTAAAAGCCACTGAGTTAATTACTTGGTGGCTTTTTTATTTGCCTAGATAAATAATTCGGGAGAAATAACAATGGCAGAATTAACACCCAAATGGTTTAAACCAGATACTGAAAAAGACAAAGAAAACCCGCAAGAATTTAAAATTAGACCATTAACGTCAGTGGAATTATGGGAAGTCAATTCTCATATGAAAATGATTGATGCCGACCACATAGGCATGAGCTTTGAGGGCCAAAAAGCCGCCGTTAAATTTGGCCTAATAGATTGGAAAAATGTTGATGATAGCGAAGGCAACCCAGCCAAATGCAATATTATTAACTGGCGACTATTAGACTCATGGACGTTAAACTTCATTTCCCGTGAAATCATTGCCATTTCAGAGCTTGCGGAAGCCGAAAGAAAAAACTAATCATTGCAGTTGAAGTAGGCAAACATGCCAAGGATTTCAACTGCAACACCTGTTCACACAAGCATTGTGACAATGCTAATCCAGCACCATACCCCAAGTGGGAAATACCTGGTGTTATCGAAACCAACATTTGTTTAAAACCCATGGTGTCTGAGCAATCAGAGCGATGGATATCATTATTTTCTCATTATAAAAATCATATCTTGCCCTTTAGCGGTGGTTTGCTTGAACAACCTGCTGCCTACCAAGAAGCCATGCAAGTGATTGATTCGTGCGTTAACTCAGAAAAACAACCCAAATAAGAGTCGCTATGTCTACTGAAGCACAATTTATTATCTCTGCTAAAGAGAGAACTAAACCTGCCTTTAACCAAATAAAACGCAACCTGCAAACCGTTGAAAAGCAATCTCAGCGTACCCAAAGCGCCATCTCTCAAGTTATGGCACCATTGTCTGCTTATGCTGCGTTTGCTGGTGTTCGTCGCTTGGCTAGTGATTTTGGTAACTTTGAAGAAGCATTAGTTAAAGTTGGCAAAACAGCAAACATTGAAGGCGCAGAGTTAAAGCAATTTGGCGAAGACATTAAAAACTTAGATATTCCTGTTGCTACCAACGATCTACTTCAATATGCCGAAGCTGCTGGTCAATTGGGCATCAAAGGTAATGACAATTTATTAAAGTTTGTCGACACCATGGCTCGCCTTGAAAAATCGTCAGACTTAGCTGGTGAAGCCTCAGCAAAGTCAATTGCCCGGGTAATTAATGTTACGGGTGAAGGCATAGGTACTGTTGATAAATTCGGTTCTGTTTTAGTGGCGCTTGGTAATAATTTTGCGGCCTCTGAAAGTGAAATATTAGGGCATACCACGGAAGTTTCACGCGCCATTGCTGTTTATGATGTTGGCTCAGCACAATCAGCTGCTTTTGGTACTTCAATGGCCTCGCTTGGCATTCGTGCGGAAAGTGGGGGCTCTGTGGTTGGTCGCGCCTTTAACTCAATGAATGTTGCCATCGCTCAAGGTGGTGAAAAGCTTAATCAGTTAATGGCTATTACCGGCATGACTGAGCAGCAATTAAAAGCCACCTTTAAAGATAACGCAGAAGGTGTTTTTCAGTCATTTTTAACGGGGTTAAATAAAATAGATAAATCGGGTGGTGACATGATCGCTACCCTTGAAGATTTTGGCTTGAAAGGCGAGGAAGTTAACAAAACCTTGCCAGTAATGGCTAAAAATTCGGGTATTTTGGCGCGAGCTATGAAGTTGGCCAACAAAGAAGTTAAAGATGCCACAGCGTTAGTCAAAGAATCAAATACAGCATTTCAAACCATGAATGCTGATCTTGTCAAAACTCAGAAATCACTCACCAATGTTTCTAGCGAAATTGGTGAACGGTTATCACCAGCGATTACGGGGACATCATCAGAATTACGTGAGTGGATTGGCGATACCGATGATATTTCAAGCAGCATAGATACTTTATCTAACGTTGCCATGGCTGGTTTAGTGGGTGTTACCGCTAAATATACCACCAGCATTGGCATAGCAACCCAAGCAAAAATTGCCGATATTGTTGCCACTAATAACAAAATCAAAGCCTCGCAATTAGAAGCGGCTCAAAAAGTCACCTCAACTAAAACAGAGCACGCCTATGCTTTAGCGGTTTACAACTCAGCCAAAGCCCAAAAACTAGGGGCAATTGGCAGCGCAAAATACACTGCAGCTGCCAAGCTCGAGCAAACCGCTAGGGCAGGGTTAACAACCTCAATTAAGGCGATGCAGGTAGCGCAAAGCCAACACAATGCAGTAATGGCTCAAGGTACCATTGCTAGTAGGGCGCTTACTGGCTCAATGGCCCTACTGGGTGGCCCTGCTGGTATCGTTATGCTTGCTGCGGGTGCATTGACTTACTTTGTGAGTTCATCAAGTAAAGCCTCGGAAAACACTCAGACCCTTTCAAGCAACATCAAAGCATTAGAGGGAAATTACCGAAGCCTTTCGCAAGCGAAACTAAAAGGAAAAATTGTAGAGCTCACTCAAGATATAAAAACGCAATCTGACGTTGTTAAGCAGAATGCTATGACTATTTTGGGCTTAAAGAAAACCACGAAAGAAGTGTGGGATCCAACGCTTCATCAAACAGTAACTAAAACTATTGTTCGCAGTAAAGAAGAGCAAGACAAGTTGGTTTTAACTGTCTCTGCACAAGAGACTGAAAACAAAAAGCTCAACCAGCAGCTTGCTTTGCGGTTACAGCTTGAAGACCAACTTAAATTTTTAAGTGAAGGTGGTCAGCCTGAAACACCTAAAAAAGATCCATTAGATTTAAACAACAATGACAATACGGATGATCCTAATGCCGCCTTAAAACGTCAACAATTAGAGCAGCAATATACTGACTTACAAAACGCCCTTAAATCAGAAGACCAATTACTGTTTGAAACCGCTAATAAACGCAACGTTCTATTAGCTGAGTTGTGGCAAGCAGGGGTTATAACCGATGCGGCCAAATTCAATGAATTAGCCAGTGCCAACAACGAGCAATACTTAGCGAAACTTGAGGCTATTGAAGCGCAGGAAATAGCTAAAAACCAAGCGAGTTTAATTCGTCTTGATGAACAATGGTTAACCAAAAGCGAAGCGATAAGTGCTCAGCACACAGCTGAAATTGCGCAGTATAAAGCTTTGTTTGATAAAAAAACAATCACTGAAACTGAGTATGAAGAGCGCAAGAAAAAGCTAAGCGAAAAATATAAGAAAAAGCACAAAAAGCTAGAAGAAGCAGAGCAAAAAGCCAAATTTAATATGATAACAGGCGGCCTGCAAACCATCGCTAACATGGAAACAGGCGGCAGTAAAAAACTCTTTAAAATCAAAAAAGCGGCAGCACTTGCGCAAGCAGCTGTTTCATTACCTGCAGCCGTGATTGAATCCTTTAAAAATGCTGGTGGTTATCCTTGGGGTATAGCACCTGCAGCTGCCATGCTAGCAAGCGGTTTAATGCAAATTAAAAATATTAAAAGCCAAACGCTCGGAAGCTCTACCTCAAGCAGTAGCGCTTTGGGCGGTGGTTCGTTGGCAACGTCTATACCATCTAACACTAACCAAAGCTTAGAAAACACCTTAAGCAGCAACATCAATTCAAACAACCAAATAGAGCAAGAACCGGTTAGAAACTACTTTATTGTTGAAGGTGATCTTATTGGTAATTCAGCGGATTTAATTTTTGATCAAATCAAAGAAAAAATAGAAACAACAGATGCGGTATTAATTGAACCTAGTACCAGACAAGCCCAAGAATTATCAACAGTAGGTACCTAATGCGTTTAGTTTACAGCCCAACAAGAAAACTAGTTGGTGGTGCTGGTGTAATACAGCACAACCTCGCCAAATTTGATTATACCCCAAAAGAAAACAGCACAATTTCATCAAGCCTATCAGGCAAGAAAGAAGGGATATTAGAGTCGCTAGATGACATTTATTCTGTCACTACCCAGCCAATTGCCCCAGCCAACATGGATAAATGGCGCGAATGGTTTGCCTCTACCGCAGCGGCAGAGGTGTTTATTTTAGATGCTGACGATACAGCTACCGCTGAAAATATTGTGGCACCAATAAATTGTCTTCGTGTTGCCAAATCTTATAAAGAATCTCGCCAAGGGATTTACTACATCATCACCTTTAAAATTGAACGAGTTTATTAATGCGCCAAAACAGCCAAGAGTTTAATATATTTAATCAATCAAGCAGCAAAGACTTACGCTTGGTTATTATGCTTGATTTTGCCACGCCGGTTTACTTTTCATCACACGCCGATATTCCCAATTTACCTGCTAATACCATCACCGATACGGTAAAAAAAACCTCGTCTATTTCACAAAGCATTAACCCCGATGTCGCACGCGCTGAAATCGGGAAATTGACCTTTTCTTTACTTGATCTTAATGGCGCAGTTACCCAAGCCTTTAGAAATGCTAATGCACAAAATCAAGGTTTAAATGGCTTAACGGTTAAGTTATACCGTGGTGGCCTCGGCATGGACTTTGCAGATTTCAGGCTAGAGCAAACACAGCAAATTGATAAAGAGGTAAGCTATAACAATAGCGTGTACTCCGTCACCTGTGCTGATATCCAAAGAAAGTTACGTTCCGATATTTTTGATTTAGCTAAAACACAATTAACCCGTGACTTTTTAGCTAATGAAACAACGATAGAGGTTAGCACCACAGAAGGTTTTGAGTTTTGTGATCACGTTGCTTCGTTTTCTGATCAGCCAACTGGAAAGTATATTTATTTAAAAATATACCAAGGTGATCTTTTTGAAATTGCTAGGGCATCAGGTAAGACAGCTACTACGTTTACCGGCATAGAGCGTGGCCTTTTTGGCACTAATGATATTTCACACAGCATACCTACTGATTCTACTGATGATAACGGCATTGTTGTTGAAGAATACGTATACATTGAACTACCTATTCCAGTGATGGCTTATGCCATGTTAACAGGTGACATTATTGGTGGCGGTAAGCTGCCAACACGTTGGCATTTAGGTATAGATCCAAGCAGTGTAAACACAGATGCGTTTATTAATATTGGTGAAGATTTATTTGATGAGAATGACTTTTCCAAAGGTTTCATTACGTATTTTTCAGGGTTAACCAAAACGGATGGCAAAACGTTTATAGAAAAAGAAATCTGTTTACTGATGGGCGCTTTCATGCCCGTTTTGTCGGATGGCAAATTATCATTAAAATTAATGTCGAGTGTGTTAAGCGGCTCAGATGCTATTGCCGAGTTAAATGAAGACAACATAGTTAGCCACAGCAAAATCACTTATGATCACAGTAAAATTCACAACCAAATTGAAATTAACTGGGCTTATTTGCAATTTGTTGGGCAAGACCCACAGTTTTATCGTAAACATACCTTGCTTGATAGCAACTCTATTAATAAGCACGGCCTAGGCTCCGTTTATAAGTTGAGCTTTAAAGGCTTGCATTCTAGCCGTCACACCATTACTCACATTCATAATTTATTTGATGCACTTCGTGATAGATATGCGGGCCCACCTGTTTTATTAACGGCTACTTTATTGCCGAGCATGAATGATTTAGAACAAGGTGACATTGTTCGCGTTAAACTACCACAGCAACGTGATTTCATGGGGTTTGACCGTATAGAGCGTGCTTTTGAAGTGCAAAAAGTCACGGTGGACCAAATTACAGGCAAAGTTACAGTAAGCTTGTTTGGTTCGTCAGATAAAGCCAGTGTGATCACCGAAAGTGATGCAACCACAGATTGGGCGTTACAGGATAGCTGGTATACATCAAACGGTTCATCAATGTCTTCATTACTGAACATCAGCAACGGAACATTGCAGCAAGATGGTACCTTGCCCGGCACAGTGGGCACTAAAACCACTCAAGCCTATTGGATTAGCATCATAAAGAACAGCCACACCAGTCGTAAGCTGTATCATTTTGACGGTGATCTGCTTATACCTAACGGTGTTACATTAACACTTTGGGATAATGTTGGTTTATTGGTTAAAGGCCATCTTCAAGTTGACGGTGAAATTAGAGTTAAGAAAACCCCGGATGAATATTTAACCTCAGGTTATCTTGGCGTAACAATATCTCAAGGTTCATTTCATTATGACAGAGATAATAATGGTAATTATGTAAACAAAGAGAAGTCTGGGCACACTCTCGGTTATCATCCTGCTAATTCACCTGATATGAACAGCAACACTTCGGTACCAGCGTTAAATATCACGCAAGACCAATATGGTTTGCACGGCGTACCTGGTGATATGTGTGGCACATCAGGCAAAGATGGTAAGCTGGTTAATGATGGCTCAACATATAAAGATGGTGGTGCTGGTGGTGTTGGCGGTGGTTCATTATTAATCGTTGCCAGAGGCTTGGCTTTTGGTGTTTCTGGCTTTGTTGATACCAGCGGTGAAGATGGCTCAATAGGTGACCTTATACCTGAATATGATTATTATTCAGGCTCAGGCGCTGGTGGTGCTCCTGGTGCTTTAGTCGTATTAATTGACGGTATTGATTCAAGCTTTCCAGTATTAACCAATTCTATCAAAGCAAAATTTGGTTTAAGCCCATTAGTCGGCGATGCGCTAGGTTCAGGTAATGGCCCTTGGCACTCAACGAAATATGTAGGTAAATCTCAAACACGCGAAGACTTAGGTATTAATGCAACCCACATTCAATATGTTCCACAGTACAGACAACCATTTCCAACGCAAGGCGAATTATTAAATACGCTAAGTGATGTCTCAGGATTAATTTATAGCCAACTCACCGACAACATCAATCAAGGCTTGCTATCTTGGGATGCAGTAGAGCCAAGCTTTAATGCGAAATATCGCGTTAAATTATTTGATGACAATGGCGGTCATGTTTGGGTGAAATATGCCTCAGACTCTTCAGGCAGTAACATGTCTGATAGCGCCACAGCTAAAACCCATATTGGTTTTGCGTTAAACCAATCATCAGCCACCAAGTCGTTAGTTGCCAGTGATTACCAATGGTTTGTTATTGACTCGTCGTTTGGCTATGAAGTAACAGGATTACAAGGTGAACAACGCTTTATTTGGGTGAAATATGCCACTAACTTACAAGGCATTAACCACGTTGATGGCCATGCGGGCAATAGCTATATTGGCATAGCAATAAACAAGAGAAGCAATACAAAATCTGCATCGGCAAGTGATTATTTATGGTTTAGTGCCTTTGGTAGCTCTTCGCTTGATCACAACGACAACCCACCATTAATATCAAACCAATTACTTGATGATAATGAGCTATACATATCAGGGTTAGGTGCTGGAAAATATCGCGCTTCTGTTGCTATTGTTACCGATGAATTATCTAGCGCGTACAGTGATGTTTTAGTAGAAATAATCACAGACAGCTTTTCTGAATTAGCGACCAATTATGAAGATGAACGTATAGCCAATACTGTTGCCATTGAGGCCGCAAAAGATTATGCAGACAGTAAGTTCATTGACAGCGTGCAATACGGCACAGATATCACCGAATTACAGTCACAAATTGATGGCAATGTCACCACTTGGTTCCAAGCTGGTGTGCCTACGTTAGCCAATGCTCCGGCTAATGAATGGGTTACTACCGCATTAAAAAATCAACACTTAAGTGATATTTATTATGATGACAACACTGGCTTTGCCTATCGCTTTAAATTAGTTAATACAACCTATAGTTGGGCAAAAATTGATGACTCGGACATCACTAAAGCATTATCTGATGCGGCAAAAGCACAAGACACCGCTGACGGTAAACGTCGCGTTTTTGTGGTGCAGCCAATCCCTCCTTATGATGTAGGTGATTTATGGGATACAGGCAATGGTTTTAGTCGCTGTATAATCGCAAAACTAGTAAATGGTGTTTACGCTGCTGGCGATTGGAAAGCAGCTGCTGATATCACAGATTATGATGACACCCGGGTAAGCAACAGCGAAATATCAGTAGGCTCATTGGGGGCTATTCCGTCAGATACCACGCTATTTCCGCGTTATAAATCATTAAGTGCCATTCACGGCACTGGTGCCATCACAACGTCGCAGTTTGTTGCTGCATTAACCAGTGCTGGTTGCTTTAATGGTAATCACAATGTTTTTAAGACAAGCTGGAGTTATGCTGGCCACGGTTACATTAGCGATACTAACTGTGGTGTTATTGATTTAGCGGGTGCAACCATTGAGGTAATTGGCACTAGCAGCACCTATATGATTCGTGTTACTTCAGCGCCAAGTGCCTCTGGCCACGGTGGTTTATCTCATACTACGTGGGAATACAGATATCACGGTAGTGCCTACAACCCTGGTTGGCGCATGGTGCTTAACTCGGGTAATTTTCAAAACTCAATTACCCAGGCGTTTATTAATAGCTTGAATGTTGATGCTGCTACGCTTGGTGGTTACGGTGAATCATCATTCACTCGTAATAGAGGTAGTATTGGTGATGACAACGTATTAGTTGGTTCAACTGCTAACTGGCCAAACAACCCTTTAGGTGGCAGCTACAGAACTGATTACGCAGGTGCTTCTGGCTTGGTCATGATGTCTAATGATGTTGGCGGTAGTACATCATCAGTTGCACTGGAGTTTTCATATAACGGCAAAGTTTTTTTCCACTCTAACACTGATAGTAATAAGTGGAATAGCTATCAAATTTATACTGAAGAAACCCTTACTAAAGCAGTAATAGACGCGCTAAACGTTGATGCATCTACTTTAGATGATATTGATTCAACAGGTTTTATGCGTACAGCTGCCGACGGTAACGGCTACTGGGGACTAACTCCACAAGGTAATAGTGCTGGGTATGTTAGGTCACCCCAAAATGGAATAATCCCTTTTGATTCCTCTAAGCAGGCATATCTTGGAACGACTTCATGGAGATGGAAACAAATTCATGGCCAAGCAATATATGAGGCAGGAATATCATTAAGTAATCGTTACTTAGGCTTGTCTGCTCTTAATTACAACGACTCAGCAACGTATGCAGCTGCTTGGCTCGCGGTTGAGGAATTTAAAAAATGGGTTACTTCGGGTAGTGCTGATAATAGCGCATACGATACAGTGACCGACTCTATAGCGACTGCTTTTATTAATAGTATTATCGGTCAATTTAATATTGTCGTAGCAAACAAGGCTAACGTAGGCTATTTAAGTGCCAACGCTATCAGCGTTGGTTTAAATGATAAAGCGGTCAACGAAAACCCTTACTTCCAGGCTGAGGGTGCCGCTGCTGCGGGTAATTCAGCTAACGGATGGTCGGTTAACCCGTTTACTAAGTATGGTAAACAAATTACTGATGGAATAGTGGCTGATACCTGTGCGGAAGTTACTAATAATAACTTATCTGGAGGTTTCTGGTCTGACGATATACATCTAGAAGACGGTAAAGTATATAAAATATCTTTATGGATTCGCAATACCTCTGCAACGGTTAGAACTCAATACTTAGCCTGTCATTTCAAGGACGCTAACGGGACTAGGATTACTTCTGGTGGCACTGGTTGGTCATTAGGAACTTATTGTTATTGGGGGCGAGTCAACCAAGCTATTCCTGGCACAGATTGGGTTAAATACGAAGTAACTTTAGCTAATGTTGTTGAGAGCGGAGATTCCTCTAGTTTTAAAACGCCTGCTGGTACAGCAACCGTAAGTCTTGGGATTTTGGCTAACTATAGCGCTAGTGTTGGAACAGGTGAAGCTACAATACAAATTCAAGATTACCGTATTGAAGAGATGACCACATCAACCACAATTGTGGATGGAACCATCACAGCCGACAAGATAGCAGCCAATGCGATTACTGCAGATAAAGTTGCCGCCAATGCGATTACCGCCAACAAAATAGCAACCAATGCGATTACTGCTATCAAAATAGCGGCTAATGCGATTACTGCTATCAAAATAGCGGCTAATGCGATTACTGCAGATAAAATTGCCGCCAATGCGATTACTGCAGATAAAATTGCCGCCAATGCGATTACTGCTAATGAAATCAATGTAGAAAGCATATTTGCTGAAGATGTTACAGCAACAGGCACCATATCTGGCGCTAAGTTAATTGGTGGCAGTGTTAAAACAGCTACAACGGGCGATAGAATATGGATAACTGACAATTCCATGTTTGCCTATGTGAGTGGTGACAACACGCCATTTTTTATTCTGAATGATAAAAACAGCGTGTATAACCTAGATGGCTCGTTGTTGTATATGGGCCATGGCACCTACAATGGCTCAGTAGTCTCGCTTAAAAACAATTCAGCACAACACACAGGAAAATTTCAACAATACGGAAGCGGTGATGCAGTATATGCGTACAATTATGGCTCTGGTCATGCTGTAACTGGCTATGTTAATAACACCACTCAAGCGAGTTTATTTGTTAATTATGGCTCAGGTAGAGCAATCCGGGCAGTATCAAGCTCAGGTGAAGCGGCCGAATTTGTATCAGCATCAGGCAAAGCCCCATTTTTAGTTAATAGAAACGTTGTGGTTACCAATTTAAATGCAGATATGTTGGACGGGTATCATGGTTCAAGTTCAGCATTAGCTAACACGTATGCTTTGCGTAATAGTTCTGGTGATATTTTTGCGAGATTATTGAGAAGCACTTACCAAAACCAAAGCACAATATCAGGTGCAATAGCGTTTAGGGTTAACAATGGTAGCGATAATTATACACGCTATTGTAGCAGCCCATCAGCCGTTAGGACGTGGTTAAATACATATAGTAAAAGCGATGTTTACAACAAAACTGAAACCTATGCTAAAAGTCAGTTGTTCACACAGGCAGAGATTGCAGCTGCTTATGCTGAAAAGGGCTGGTTAGATGGAGGTTCTGCGGGAGGTTATGGCTTTAAGGATACCAGTACAGGTTTTACTGTTAAAACAGGTAGATCTTACGTAGGTGCAAACTCAACCATAACAACAACTTTTAGCGAAGCCTTTACAACAATTTTCACTGCTGTAGCAAGTGGTGATCAAACCAATAGTGGTGAATGGGCTTATGGTTCTGTTTACTCACGTAGTAATACGCAAATTACCATTCAAAACCAGGACAACAGCGCCCACTACATTGATTGGATAGCCATAGGATACACATAATGACTAAAAGATATTGTCACTACGACAAAGACACACTCGCCATTGTAGGTTTTTACAGTGAAAAAGCACATGGTGAAAACATACCAACTCCTGCAGTTGAAATAACCCTTGAGCAGATTGAAGAAGTGAACAAACAACAGTACACACATATTCAAGTTGAAAATGGTGTACTTGTAGGTTTTGAGCAAGTAACACCAGAGTTAACCGAGGCACAATTACGTGAAAACTTTAAACGTGAACGTAGCAATTTAATTGCAAAACTCACTGTAGAAGTTGACGGAATGGTTTTCGATGCCGATGAAATTTCACGTAGTCGTATGGCAGATACTATTGTTGGACTTGAAAGTGGTGAAACTAACTTGTGGGTGTTGGCTGACAACACTGTTGTTCACCTTACAAAAGAGAAATTAAAAGAAGTGTTGCGCGCTATAGGTGCAGCACAAACAGCGCTTTGGGTACAGTAAAAAGGAAAAACCATGCTATCAACTACACTTAAGACCATTAGAACACTGCTCTCTTATCTTGTAATAGGCTTAGTTTTTGGCGGCATTTGTTCGCCTCTACTTTTCTTTATGAAAGGGGATAATCTACCATTTAGAATTTGGTTTATTATCGACCTGCTTATTTGTACTATTGCGCATAATACAGATATGCGTACAGTAAGCGGTTGGACAGGTCAGCATATGCATAATAAAAAGCGATACTACTATCAAGCAAAAGTGATTGATTGGTTAGCAGAGGTTGCTGGTGATGGCCCTAATCATTGTTATAGGGCCTTTCAATGGGAAGTCAAAAAAGGGAGAGTAAAAGGTTACTTCGCCCCTTAAAAAACCTCGCGATAGGTTTTAAGCTCATTGATAGACTCAATAATGTCAGGGAGCGCTTTATGTTTATATTGTTTTGCTTCCACCACCTTTCTTTCTAATGCAGGCTGAAAAATTCTAGCAAATAATGCTAATGCTGAAATATCAAGTTGACGGTAATGTAAGTATTCATGCAGCTTAGGCATTTGACACATTAAGTAAGAGCGATCAAACATAATAGAGTTGCCAGCAAAGACAGCACCAGTTTTTGTTTCACGGTTGTAAGCATCAATACCAAGAGTTTTTAGGTGGTCTATAACCATTTTCTCTGCTTGCTGCAATGTAACCGTTGATTTTTTTACTTCTTTAATTAGACCACTTTCTGTATGCGTTTCTAACGCCCATTGATGTGACCTTGCTATAGTTTCATCGCTATGATGAATAACGATACGTAAAGGCTCACCAATTTGCTCTAACTCGTTATCTGTAACAATGAAAGCCACTTCAAAAATTGGGTAATATTCCATTCCTAAAGCACCGTTATCTAAACGACCGTTCAAGCCGCCTGTTTCTAAATCGCCAAATAATAAATACTGCATATGCTCTCCTGTTGGTTATTTTGTTGCAATTAAGCTTCTGTAATACTCTGGGTCTTTGTCATAGCAATACTGCAAAAAGTCAGTATCTTCTTTAGAGAAATTTTTATTGCTGCATGATAAGGCTCTAAGTTTTTTAAGTCTGTCTTTTTCGTCGTCTGTTAGCATTTATTTATTCCTTGGGGTAATTGTGTTGCATTAAACAGCAATAGCATTTTCAAATTTAATTAGTAAGTGTCTGCTAGGGTTGTCGCAGCCATTTTCTTTTACCATGAAATAAGCTGGTTTATATTCACAAACACCTTTAATAATCCCTTCTTTTATTTCGGTTTCATTTTTAAATGGTGGGGCAATATTCTCGTCAACAATCCATTGCTTTAAAATCTTATCGTGTTTGCTTTCAACAACTGAGTGCATACAATCCAATGAATCAATCATGTCTACGGAAATATCCCAACAACAATCATTCTCAAGCTTTTTAGCTAACTCGTAACCATCAATATGATCGTGATAGCATTCGGCTATATCATCGGCATTACCTTGTACATCAATAGCTACTTCTTTGGCTGCTTCAAGGATTGTTTCTTTTGATACTTCTGGTCTAACAATATTCATAATATTCCTAACTCCGCTTAATTCTGTTTAGTTATTTATATTCAATTTCAAAATGAAAAGTGAAAAACAGCCAAAAAAGATAAGGCTCTCCGAAATTCCACTCGAATTTTGGCAACCAAAAGCAGCGTAATAATCGAAGCCTGAACAGCAATCGAAACCCTGCTATTTTTCTTCCGTTGTATTTACCTGTAGGCCATTTCATAAATTCCCCGCTATGCGCTATTTGGTTTAGTTTTTCTTAAAAATTGCAGCCATTTTTACGGCTGTGAACGTTTCCATACACCACTGGCGAACATCGGCAGCAGTGTGATTACTATCAGCCTCACCAGCTTCACTTTTAACTACTTCACCATCATCATTTATGGCTTCAATAGTAATTCTAATTTTCATTGGTTAGCCCTCACAATGCGCTATTCTGATTAGTTATTTACGTCTATATTTGATCTTGCCGCCTTTACCGCGACTACCACCACGAAATGAATTATCACGCTCTGGTAGTTCGACAGTTCCGGCCACATCAAGCAAGCTAGATATTGGTAAACCTAGCACAGCTAACTGACGTTCATTTGGGGTTGGTGCATGATCACAAATCAAAATATCGCCCTCGTTAGGCTCGGCATCATCTAAAGAATCCACAGTTACAATATCGACCTGTTTTGAAGCTAAATGCAGGGCAAGCGCTGTTGCTACTTGATTGCCCATACTGCTTGCACCTAATACCATTACTTTCATAATCTTCCTATCAACGGGTTATTCGGTTGCAAAAATCTACTCATTAACTGCTTTTTCACCAGTTAAAACTATTAAGCCAGCCTCAATCAGTAATTGGTAAGCCAGCTCTCCGGCCTTAGTAGCTTTCCACGCGCGTTCTTTATTTCTTCTTGCGTAGGCCGCTTTCAAGTTATCGTTTTTAGTTGGCGTATGGATAACTAAGCCTCGACGCTGTAGCGCCTGTAAGTGACACATGAAGCGGCTATCTAATACTGCGGAATCATAATCGACATTGATTACGCATTGTAATTGATGGATTTGCCCTTTAGACAAACTCAGGTTGAAAGCTCTATCTGTCACATAACTTCTAAACTGGCTATTCATATTTACTAGTCCTTCGGGTTATTCTGTTTCGATTACTTGTGCCACTAGTACACAATGTTGATTTCTAGGCAGGTTGCTTTCGCATTCTTCAATTAATTCTTGTTGCTTTCTAAGTAATTTAGATTGGTTGCCTGATGAAAGTCCGTCACCAAACCAAGAAGTAGAAAAAAGAACAACGCCCATAATCCACGGCAAGCCAATAACGACTACGAGCATCATTTTTCCTATCGCGACTACATTCTCTAAATTCATGTTAATTCCCTAATCAACGGGTTATTCTGTTTAGATATTTGTTAAAAATTCCATGTATTCATCTTTCACCCAGTAAGCAAATTCAACACCACCAGATTTAGACTTTAATTCTTTTCTTAGCATGTAACCTTTGCTGTAGATATTCTTAAGTAGTTGCGATGCACCTTGTACTGACGTTTGTTGATGCATAGCCAATTCAGAACTAGTTACACCTTTACTGCTGATGAATTTGAGCGTGTCAATCTGATTATCAGAAAGCATCATTCGTTTGATAGTTTCTTTCATGTCAGGATTAAGTATTAGGCTACGAATGTCGCGCTTATTAAGAATCATTTAAAACATACCTTTATTTAATGTACGTACAATTATTATATATCTGGTTAATTTATTCAACTTTTTTGTACGTACATTTAATGATAAGTAGCGAGGTTGTTATTATTTTTTGTACGTACTAAAATGCAGCCATGATTGAAAATAAGAAAAAACCTCGTGGCAGGCCAGAAAAGAAAACACCAACAACTCGTTTTGAGATGCGTTTAGATGTGCCACAAAAGGAAGCGTGGGAAAAAGCAGCTGAAGAAGATGGCAAATCAGTTGCAGCCTGGTTAAAAGAACTGGGTAATAAAAAATCTAAATATAAGGATGTAAAATGATAAAAAAATACAAGTTTAAATACGGAGTGATTTGCTGTTCTTTGCTTCTGATGTCAGCTGTGTGTGCTTGGTACTTTGGCAAGCCTGAGTTTGTTGAGTTAGGAGGCGCCGCGGTTATTATTTTTAGTATGTTTTCTTGGGGGAAAGATTTTCAAAATATTTCGTTCAACAATAATAAATTGCATGAGCTAGAAGCAAGTGTACGGAATTTACCTAAAGAGCTTTCCATTTCAATAAATGAAGATTTAGATTCAGAAGAACGAGATAAATTATTAAAGCAAGTAAATACAATAATGGACGAGTTAATTGAAAGTGACAAATCTTTAGAGAAAAATGAAGGAGATATAAAAACAAATGATTTGCTAGCACACCTATCTTTTGTCACCAATGTGTTGAATGTAATACAGCTACTTGGGGTGCATACGACTCAAGACACAGCAAAAAAATTAGCTATTATTACCACATCTTTATCAAATATAATTGAAGTAGAGGAGACAAAAAACAAAATCAGGACCATGTTTACAAATCTTGAATTAAGCCTTATAACTATTGGTACTATTTTTTGGGCATGCGGAACTTATATATTTAACGGGTGGCATGACTTATTTCTTTTGATTCTTGGTTAATATAAAAGTCGTTAGCTATCCCAAGCATCATTCACTAATTGCCGCTGTTCTTCTCCAATTATCTGTAAATAAATCTCAGTGGTTTTACTGTCTGAATGGCCCATTAGTCTAGATAGTATATGGATAGGTAAGGGCTTTTTAGCTGTAACCATTGCGACACCAAAGCCATGCCTCAAACCTTTACCCGTTGCCATTTCTCCATGAATGTTTGCTCTAGCCATTACGTTCTTGATCATGCGGTAATAAGTTGTACGACATTTAGGCCAAAGGCGCTCAGACAATTGTTTCTTTTTTGCTTGAACTCTGCGAACGCCAAAAACTAAATCTAGGTTTTCAATTAATAGTTTTGGTACAGGTACACTTCTATATTGTGGTTGTTTAATTCTGCCTTGATTATCAGTTTTACGTTTCTTTAAGCAGCGAAATACAATAGAGCAATCATCAATGAGTATTCGCTCATATTCCAGCTCTATCGCTTCACGCGGCCGACAACCGGTATAATGAAGAACTTGGCAAAACATTCTATTTATTGGATCTTCGTCTTGAGCTGCATCAAGAAATCTAGCTCTTTCGTCAGCAGTACAATATAGTCTTTCACCAGATGGGCTAAAGAGCCTCATTTCAGGGCTTATTTCGTCACGATACATGATGCACCAAAACTGTAGAGAAGTGTTTCAAGTGTAGTTTATGATCATAAAGTTTGCATAAAAAAGCCCGGTTAAGTTACCGGGCATTCTGATAATACGCATCACTTTGGGGTATTCTTTGCCAAAAAAAAGCCACCCGAAGGTGGCTGGAATGAATAGTGTTTTTTTTCGCTTAAGCGGTTAATTCGTGACGTGCAGCGACTTCTAAAAAGTGACTTCTGTCACGGTATTCATCATGAGCGTTAACAACGGTGTCGATAGTTTGGATCAGTCCTTCTGACATCGACAAGTTAATACGTTTTTGTTTGCCCAAATAGGGCGCTAAATCAAATTCGACCATACTCCAATTATTAAAGTCTTCATAGTCGCTTTGCTGTTGATAATGGCGAATACCATAATCTTCGATTTGGGCAATTAACTCTGGTTTGTTTTGTGCGATATCTTCTAACAATAAAGCCAGTGCTTCTTTGGTGTTAGGGATAATATCTTGTTCGCTGTCAGCTGCTGAATAGCAACTGTAGCCATCTATATTCAGAGCAGGAACAACAATACCGATCGCGTCATCTTCATTGCCAATTTCTAAACCTACTGATATATACATTTCTGTTTTCTCCTGTTTGGACGAGTTTTTTCTTCCACCAGTTTTTTTTATTATTAGTTGTGAAAGCAAGGGGGCTAAAGCCCCGCTTGTTTTAATATGCCCTTAATTGTTCCTTTCGGAAGATTGCGTTTTGGGTGGGGGACGGTAAATCGTGTTTTTGATATTGGTGACTCCCATATTTGGTGAGAGCCTTTACCTTCCCGAACCATTGTGCAACCGGCTTTTTTAAGTTGTTTGATTAAATCTTTACTATTCATTCCACCTCCCTAATCAACTTATACCCTTATTATATACACACGCGTGTGTAAGTCAAGCATTTTACACACGCGTGTGTAAAAAAGTAACAATAAAAAACCGACTAGAACAAGTCGGTTTAAGCGCTAACATAGTTACGTTTTGATGTCCGTATTTGAAAGAATGAATTTATTCACTTATTAAATTGCTGTAAAAAACGGTATCTACTCGCTAAGTCTTCACGAATAAATAAAGGTAGCAAAATTAGTTTTGCTAGTGGCATTGATCTCAATGTGCTAAATTGTGCATTAGACATAGTTATTTCCTCGCAGTTTTAGTTATGTTGCCTTAGTTGGCGCTAAGGCGGTTGATAGGCTGTTGGCGCAGCCTATTAATTTACTTCTTCAGTAATCCTTTGATAAAATCATCCAGCTTACTTTGTTGCACTTCATCCAGTGCCGGTAATTCATATTTCACACTGTCTTTGCTTTTGGTGACTTTTGCTTTGCCCTTGATTAACCAGGTACTATTTTTTTGCTTTTGTTCGCCCGGTTTAATAACAGGGGCAACTAAACGTTTGGTAATTTCTGCGCCAGAATAATTGTGGCTTTCCCAAAACAGCTTACCGCTTTCAGCCCGTTTTTTTAGTACGTCCATATCAATATTTGTTTTAGTGACTAAATCATGGAGCTTACCCGCTGATTCAACACTCATATCGTTTGGCGTTCTGTATGCTTCAACCAACCATTTAGGTAATTTGGCAGCATTTAAACAACGGCCAACCGTTCTACGGTCAACTTTTCGCTCGCGTGCTATTTCTGCGGCACTAGTATATCGACCTTCATCTAACCAACGCTCATACACTAGGCCACGCTCATAAACAGAAGCTTGCTTGTGCATGTTGCCAGACTCGCTTAAATGCTCCATTTGGGCATCAGTTAAATCAGCTACCCACATAGCTAAAGCCGCTTTACCTAAAATACAAGCTCGGCGCCTTCGGGAGCCATCAGCTAACTCATAGCCATGACCACCTTTAACAGGTCTTGCGTACACTTCAAAATCATTGATTCTGTTTTTCTTAATGCTGTCTAAAATATCAGCGACACCATGATGATTCAGTAATTCCTGATCACGCTCATTAAGGTTGTAAACACTGGTTTGCTGCTCAACTTTACCTATTTCAATCACTTTATAGGTAAAGGTGATCATCTTGCCTTGAACCATTTTCTTATTGGTGTTGCCGTAATCTCCACGACTGACCTTAACGCGATTCACTGAGGGCATACTTGCCACCTGTTTTACTGGAGCAGCAGTGTTGCTTTTAGACAGCTCTTTCGCTAAATCATCGGTGCTTAAATTTAAGCCTTTTAACTTTGCCATTATTGTTCACCTCTTGATGGCCAGCGGGTTAATACCAGATTGTTAAGTATTTCTGTGAAGGCTGGCTCAAAGATAGCTAATGCATTTTTATAGGCGCCATGGTTTGAGCGCTCACTCGAGGCTTGCTCAAAGACAGTACGCATTTTTAACTGTGCCTTGGGTACTTCTTCAGTTTTGCGAATATTATTACTAAAAACCATGCCAGGCCATGTTTGCCTGATGTAGTTATCCATAATGCCAGCTTGACGATGTGCACCACTATCAAAATGGGTGATTAGCACCTTGAGCTCAGGCTCAAAGCCATGATCGTCAATATCTTCAATCATGGCTAGCATCATGCTAAAAAATTGGCTGGTACTAATGTAATCAGCATAAATGGCAGGGGTAGGACAAACGATTAAGTCAGCGGCAAATACCATGTTAATAGTGATGTCTGATAGGTCTGGTGTACCGTCAACAATGACAAAATCATAATTATCTTTAACGGTTTCAAGCCCTGCTTGCAGTATTAAGTGATGCGGAATATCTAGTTGACCTGTTTCAGACAGTTTAGGCAGTTCAAGCTTAATTCTATCAACAGAAGGGTTAGATGGGATTAAATCAAGCCCAGGCCAATAGGTATTCACAATAGCATAAGACAAATCGACTTCATCCCCAAGATAGAAAGGCAGCAAGGTATCTTCATCAGCCACACGCATAGGTGTATAGCCATGATAGAGGCTTGTTGTGCCTTGCGGGTCATGATCAACTAATAACACGCGATAACCCTGCAATGCTAACCATTGGGCCAAGTGAACCGAGACAGAAGTTTTCCATCCTCCACCTTTATGGCCACACACCGATAACACCAAAGGTTCGTCACCGTCTTGACGATGTGGGGCCGTTTTAAATACGTCACGCATTTCACTTATTTGATAGATGGAGTAACCAATTCTACGGCCATTTTCACCCAGTTCAGGCGGTGGCAAACGACCTTCTTTCTCAGCTTTATCAATGGCTGTTTTAGAAACACCAACAAGTTTAGCTGCATCACCAACACCCCAGCGGCGTTTGATCATCCTACCTTCATAGTCAGAGCTACCGAACTGGCTTTCTTCTACCAGTCGAGCCAGCTGTTGCGAGTTGTTCAAGGCATTAGTGAGAGTGTCTTTTAAGCGCATGTGGTAATCCCTTTGCAAATTAGTGTTATTTTTTAATCAAGTTTACCGTTTAAATACAGGTTGTCAATAAAAAGATTAAAAATAAATAAAAACGCAAACCAAGCATTAAAGAGCAAACCTGATGCGTAAGTCAAAACAGGGTAACGCTTACCATTGCCGCATGCTGTTCCTATGTAAAACCCGTAAAGTATCTATAAATAGGGCGCTGTGGTGGCATTAGGCTATAACCGGAACTCAAGAACCTTTGACCATACCTAGCAAAAATAACTATTTACTCCAACTAACGTTAAATAACCATAAAAATCGATAATCCCACCACCATCAAAACACAACAACACAAATCTGACTATGTATGATAGACAATACAATACATAGTCGTAACATACATAGACGGCAACATACATAGAAGTAACCACCACACTATCACCCATGTATGATATACATTAAACCTATACGTATAGGTTTAATGTATATCATACATGGGTGATAGTGTGGTGGTTA